CAGCACTTATACGCCGATTGACAGCGAACTCGTCGCCAAGTATTACAAGCTGATTCACGAGATCATGAGCGAATCCGACATTAAGCTCAAGGTTGGCGCGGCGGCTATGAAATACCTGACCGCCATAATACCTTCAATCGTTTCATCCTGTGCGATGACGGCGATTGCCCCCATAGCGACAAAGCTCATGTTGTTGTCAGCGTTGGCACGAGCGATAGAAACGTGACCGCTATCCCAGGCCTTAAGCACCAATTCACTGTTGGTCTTTCGGCTGGCGTCCTGGTATGTCATACCGAGGAGGGAGTTGATACTCGTTGCCTCATCCGATATGACGGAGAAATTGCCTTGACGGTTGTTGATTCGCGCCAAACCTTCTGGAGTTGTATCGGAAACCGGAAACACGATGTCGCACATCTTTTCAAGCTTTTCCTCTAAATCTTCCAACTCCTCATAGAGTGAGGCCATATCCGCTTTGGACTTCTCTCCCTTGAGTTCGGTCTTGCACGCTGAGATCTTAGCCATTAAACGCTTGCGCTCTTTCTTGCGCATCTCGTTCAGGCGGTCAACCTCTGCGATCATAGGTTTGATTGCCATTGAGTTAATGGCCGATTTACCTGTTGAAGGTGGCTGGCTTGTCACAACGTAAAGCGCTGTTGGCTGATCGGTTCCGTGATAATCGACGGTGAAACGTCCGAGCATCGCAGCAGACACGCAAGCAAGAAAATGCATGTAAGCAGATGACTCCGGAAACTGTACCGATTTCGCCGCATTAGCCGAGAGCTTTCCGACGATATCCAGATCGTTACCGAGAGAGATGACCGGATATTTGTCATTGCCGCCGTCGACGTCCTTCACCTCTGACCAGAAAGAGGATGAGTGTCGATAACCATTGGCCTTAATCGCAACGCGCAGAGGTGAGATCCCCTCGTTTTCTGCGATCACGATGATCTGTTGTGGCGTCATGGTTTGTTGCATATGGTCAAACATCTTTGCTCCTTAGTGGGCGGTGAACATTACACCGCCGATCATAAAACACTATCAGTCAAAAAGCCAGTTGCGGCGCTTACAAATATTTAGCCTCGAAGGTTGTTCCGTCTGCAATGCTGAAACCTACATCCTCGCGGTAAAGCGTCCAGGGGCAACCGTCAGCATCAAAGATGTAACCAGCAACGCCACCGAGCGCCCGACCCGTATCAACCTGATAGCGCTTCCCTGGCTTAAACGTTTTCTTGATACCGTTTGAGTGATCGAGAGCGATACACTTGAGAGTTTTCGTTTTCAACTCGACGAACTTAACGACGCCGGATTTCTCTTGGTCAGTTCCAGGGGCGTGAGTTGCTTCCATCGTCAGAGTAGAGGGCAGATCGAACCATACGCCATATTTATCTTTAACCTGAATTTGACCATCCTCTTTTACTCGGCCTTTGTACATGTTACCAGCCTCAAAGAAGGTCTTGACGAATGAGTTGGTGCATTTCAGTTTGATTGACTTAGCCATTTTGAGATCCTTTTGTTGTCTCGTTTCGATGTGGAGATAATAACAAAACCCGCCGTAGCGGGTTTAGCAATTAGTGCTATTTGCGGTTGGCCTGGAAAACGGCGCGAGCGAATCCGCGAGGAGTGAGTGACCGGAGTTGTTTCGTCTTGGCAGACTTTCCGCCGAGGAACTTCCAGCCCCAAAAGAACCAGATCCCCTCATCCTTTGGTAACTCAGCCTTAATTGGCTCCTTGAATCCGTTACCGCACCAGATACAGGTTTTCTTGGTGTACCCGTCCCGCAATGGCATTTTCGGATGCCAGGAACCTTCACGAGCATCGACGTAGTAGCCGAAGTCACGAGGGTGGAAATAGAACGACGGTTTGCCGAGCTTGTCAGGGTTTGACATCTTACCGACCGGATTCTCAATCATCCATGGGATATCAAGAGATTCACCGATTTGCTTGACAACCTTGGCACACTCAAGAGCGTAATCCATCTCATCAACGTCCCGCTCGTGCTTTGCGCCGGACTGAGCAAACAGGGTGCAATCAGGGAACCCGAAAATAATGTCAGGTCGAGGGATTCCAAGCAGATCACATTTCGTGAGGAAATCCTTATCGATCCACATATTCACGTAACGCACCAGAGGGTGAGACATCTTCACGACATACTCGCCGTGATTTCCTGAGTCAGCGTTGAAGCAATACACGGTGTGACCATGCTCCGCCCAGGGTAGCCCCATAATTCCGGAGCCGTCAAACAATGACCATACAACCATCTTTTCACCTCACCAAAAAGGGATACATTCTTCACATCCGCCGCGTTCTTTGCATTTCTTATTGCAAAACAACAAAGCGTCCTCACCGGATAATGTGGAGGCAATGCCGCTCTCCTGATCCATATCAATTACGCCGAGCGCAGAGTCAAGACTCATTACGCCAGTTGCTACAGCCTCGGCATATTCAGGATTTAAACCACACTTACGGGCTTCATAATATTGCTTGCGCTCTGAAAGGTTCATTATTTCACCTCTGCGATAATTGGCAGCATTGAATTAACCAAACGAATAGCGGCCTCGATAGAAACACGCTTAACTTTTGATTCGTTGTTTTGGCAGAGAATAACGCTACCGATAGTTGAGCGAGTGATTACCAGGCGCTTGACGTTGTGGCCTTTGCTCGTGCGAATATCCACGGAGCCAGTTTCAGCTACTTTATTCATAATTTCGGTAACGCTAAATTTGTTGCTCATTTCATGCCCTTACTTGTTTGTTTGATTGAGTGAAGTTTAACCCATCACTCTTTATTTGTCTTTAGCAAAAAGTGCTATTTAATCGCGGGTTGTCTTTCCGTCAAAAGCCCTGAATTTAAACTGAACGATGGAGTTAAATGACGGCCTGGAATGTCTATCCGGACAGTTGAATACAGTTTCAATATTACCCAGGAAGCAAATGAAATCACCGTTGTGATTAAAGTAATGAACGCCCTCAGCCTGGTTTACGGCATTGATTAAGCCAGCGTTAATTGCCGCCTGATGACCTTGCGGGAAAAATCTGTCAAACGCTGCGGTTACTTCCATTCGCTGCAAATCAATAATTTCCATGTTTACTTTTCCGATCTTATCCTCAACCCGAGCAACGCTCTCAACAGGAGAGTATTGATTGCGCTGACTGATAGTTAGCTTATTCATTATCAATCACCTTGAATGTTGCAACACCCAGGATAGCAAGGCCATTAGGCCAGCGAGTCAGAGCTATCCAACCTGAGCCGTGTTTATGTTCGCGTTCCGCGCCGGAAATAACGAACTCGTTAGGGATTGTTTTGCCGCCAATTACTAACGGCTCGCAATCGTACTCCTTGCCCTTGGTGAACGGCGTCAACACTTTCTTGTCAGTCGACGCGATCACGTTCTCACACTTTACTTTCACAGTTTGCGCCCCTCGTCAATAAAGCATTCCAGGAATACAGACTTGTCCTCAAGGTCAAGCGTTGAATGGTTTAGCCACTCAATCACAGTGCCGAGTTGAACGTTATCAGCGTAAGCCGCCCGACCCTCATTGCAAAGGTCAACCGAGTTAACAGCCGGAGCATCAACAGTGATTGTTTCCGCTTGAACATCCCAGGAAGAACCGAGAACGCAAGCGGTAGCGATTAAGATTGCAGTGATACGTTTCATGATGTCTCTCCTCTGTTTCGTTGAGGTAACTATATCAAAGCCGGAGCCGGAAGTTTTAGCAATTTGTGCTATTTACGAAAGCTGATCGATGTATCGATTCAGCCTTTGCTTTATTAGTGCAGCCCTGTTTAGCCTGGCGAGCCAGTAATGTTTTATGTAGAGGCGGTGATTAGGATCGCAAACCGCCAACTCATCCCGCATCCTAATCCTGCCAGTTACCCACTGGTTTGAGTATTTCTCTCGGCTTGATTTCATGTGGCATAAGCCAGATCGCAAGCCTTTGCTATTCAGTTGAATCATTTTTCAGTCTCCGGCGCGGAACATCCGCCTTTTGTTTTTACCAATCAGGATGACGTATTCCGCCGAACAGTAGTTTGCAATCAACCTTGACGTTCAAGATCTGATCCGCATCAACCGCATAAAGACTCGGCTTGAAAGTAACACCTGCACTTTGCCACTGTTTTTCTTCATGGTTCCATGCGTACACAGTTTTGAACTTGTCGGATTGGAATATATCCCCACTCTCAAACCGATATAGCTTGCCAGTTTCAACCAGGCGAAAGCCTTTCAGCTTCCCGATCGATCCGTCAATGAATCGAGCCTGGCCGCTAGCGTTACCCGCTGTGTATGATTTCTCCTCAAAGCGACCGTCACGATCTGATACGGTAACAGTCAACCGCGATCCTGAGAAGTGGCGAACAACCTTCAATCCAGCCGCTTTAGCTTTCTCGATCGCCTTCTTTAAGTGGTAGTGTTTCATTTCTCAATCCTCGATCAGTTTATTTGTTGCGTCAACGATGCATTTCGCCTGAGTGGTTGGCACATTACCGCGCCCGATAATTCTCCACATCTTACCGCCGCAATGCTCAACCTTAACCTGTTTGTCACCACGCTTAACGCGGAAGTATTTACGCTCAAGCATCCCCTCCGTGAAGGTTGCCCCAACAACAACTCCATTATCCGTAGCGTAGTCAATGGCTTTCTCGATTGTGATCATGTTAAATCTCCTCCGTTTCGATGAAGTGAGTATGACATTTCTGAGTGGTGATTGTTTAGCAAAAAGTGCTATTTCTCACGGAGTGTCAAAATGACTATATCATTGCTGTATTGCTCACAATCTCCCAAGTCATTTGCTCAGATAGCAATAGTCATGATTAATCAGATGTCGTCAGGAGTCGTCAAAAGTAATCATCATCAATCAAATTGGGGAGAGTCATATCGGTGATTCGCTGGTCGCCTGGTAGCTCATGGAAATTTCACGGAGGATTTAGGGTGATTTACGGAGGATTTGCATACCGTAACCATTCAGATAGAAATCAGTCACTTATCCCATTCTGCGGAAGATTGCGGAGTGTTGCGGAGGATTTGCAAAATGGCTGTAGCCCTTGGTGCGCTTGGCCTGGGAGTGGTTTTACGCCGGATAATGTCGATTGTTGACCTCTATATACACACGCCTGATACCCCATATATATTCAATAATCCATAAAAATGCGTATTTTCCTCCGTAAACGTGACAATCATCACAATATACCAATAGTACAATATAGTAATAATAATAATAATAATATAGATAACCCCTTGATATATATAGTATATATGAGTAGCTATATCTATATATTGCATCATTCGCGCAGACGTCCAGATGTCTAAAACCGCGCCGGATTAATCCTCCGCAATTTCCGCAAATACCATAAGTGATTGATTTGGCTGGCTGCATTTACGGGAGATTTTTACCCAAAATCCTCCGCAAAATCACGAATCGGACGTTTTTCTTGATTTCGACATCCGAAACGCGGCATACTGCAACCACACAATCAAGAGGAGATACACCATGAGCATTCTCAAACTGGCAGTGATGAACTCAATCATCCGGTCATCAAAATCAATTCAGGGGCGTGACGAGATAGTTGACCGATGCCGCAAACTGAAAGAGTTCAAAGGCACGCTCGCACCACAACAGGCTATCAGGCTAATCATTGAGGAGATGGAGAGCGACGGTCTGATCACAAAGCGCTCCGGAGTTCAGTATTACCGCATCCACCTGGAGCTATTGACCAGGGCGCGGGATAAGCTGCTGCACGACACTGGAGGAACGGTTGAGGTCAAGCATCTTGAGCGGGAACTGCTGAAATATCTGAGCAAGAGCATGGTCGATACTGTTTTACGAAACCTCAGCAAATAGCACGAATTGCTAAAACTGGTCGGGGGTAAGCTGGTATAGTTACCCCATCGAAACGAACAACAGGAAACGAAAATGAAATCACGCGAATACCTCAACACTTTCAACGGTCTGATCTACTGGCTCGAAAACAGCGCTATCATGATGCGCAAGCCTGGCGAATCAATCGTTAAGCAGTCAGAGATGAGCGCTACTGATTTCTTCCTGATGGTTGGCAATGACACATTAACCCTTATCGAGGCGTAAGATCATGATGACTCTGAAAGAACTAATCAACCAGGCCGTGACGGTCAACACCGCAATGACCGAGCGTAAAATCCTGGAGTGCGGCGCAACCCGTGTCGCAATGGATGCAAGCGGTGCGGTATTCGCCTACAAAGGCGAGACAACAAACGAGCGCTACCCTAACGAGTGGGGCAGCGGTAATAAGTCAGGTGAAAAGGCTGTTCTTTTCCTGGCTGACCTGCCTGAGCCTGACAACTGGAAAGAGTGCGTTTGGGTTCTGCCATAAACAGCACGAATTGCTAAAACTCCAGATCGGGACTATACCATAATAGCCCCGATGAAACGAAATGAGGATTTAACTATGAAACTGAAAACACCCGTTTTTGAAGCGCCAGGACACAATTTGGCAAAGTGGTATGCGGTAATCGGCGGTGACTTCTACTACTGGAGCCACAACCATAAGCGTTGGATCAAGTCTATGAACCAGCCAGGCCAAAACGAGCGCAACCTACAACAGGCAATGGACGAGAAGCGCGTTCACCTGGTCGTGCTCAAGGGTGAGGTGTTGTGAGAATGAAATTCAAGTCAGTCTATGTCTCACCACGCGCACGCCTGGCTTTCGATATTCGCAAGGGCATGACTTACGAAGCAAAGCAGATCGGCAATCAGATCGCCGTTCGGGTCAATGTGGGTACGCTGGTAATCAAGCGCCAGGGCGAGCGATTCATGAGCCGCTCAATGACGGGTGAGTTGCTGGTTGCCTGGGAGCCTGTTGAATAGCACTTTTTGCTAAACGCCGCCCGACGTAATCGGGCATAATGCAGTTACACCAAACAACGGAGCAATACCATGAAACAGAATATCAACCTCGTCCGCGTTCGCCTGCTCACTGACGGATATTTCCGTGATAGCGACAATCTGAAATGCTGGCTCAAGCCTCGCACATTCCCTGTCATCGTCAAGGCTGAGATCATCTACTCAGGCGATGACACTCCGGTATTCGCAAAAGTTCCAATGGAGGAACTCGTTGCTATCGGAATGAATCCGGCAATCTTTGAAGGTCTGGAGATGTGCGGTCTGTCGTGGCAGATTTACGACGATGGTGAGCCTGAGGCTGAGATCGTATAATGGCACGCCGTCACCAGGTCACTTGCACTTGCGGAGCTTACGGGTTTCCGCATAGGTTCGGCGGCGGCAGATGTGACGGCCTTGTCATCGTGATAGCGGCGGCTGGGTCATCTCACTGCCACTATTGCCACTTGAATAATAACGGATGTGAAGTAATCAAGGGTCAGGAGCACCCCAGGGAGTGTCCGGTTGTGATTGATTTCTGTGAATATAACGAGGTGAAATTGTGAAAGGATGGGATCGCGGTTTAAAGTTCTTTGTGGCTATCTTTGTGATCGCCTGTGTGATTTCTGTTGGGGTTCTGTTTGAGGGTTATCGCGTTCACCAGCTTATCAACAGCGTGGATGATGACGGAAAAGTTATCTGCGCTCTGACTGGTAATGAGCGAACGCGAACCTATCCGGTACTCGTCGGCAAGGTGACGATTATCCAGACCGCCCACGAGGAGGAGTATTATTGCGCCCCAGGTAAATTCTATTGGGTGTCTAAATGATTACGCCAGTTGAGATGATAATTGAGATTGTCAAGTTTTCCGCAATCCTTTATCTGGTCAACGTAATAGTCGATCGCTTCATGAAATAGCACGAATTGCTAAACATTCCGCAAGGCCATTTGATAAAGTGGCCTTATTGAAGCAAGGCAACCAATCAGAGGATTAACAAAATGGCTCGTTTACTTTGCACCTACTCACACGACAAGCAACGGTTTATCGTTGGCAAATACTACCATAGCGAAACGGTTCGCCGTTGCGGTCATGACTTCCACGAGGTGAAAGCGGAGAATGGTTTCCCTCTCACCTTGCAACCTGGTGATTGCCCTGACGAGCTTTGCGTTCGTTTCGGTTATGACCTGCAAGCAGACTTTATCATTTCAGAGGAACAGGAAAATGCACAAGCCAACTAATTTCATCGTTCGACTGTTAAACCCAAGCATCTACGCCGTTCGACCTGGCGAGAAAGTGATGTGGTGCGACGGGATCAACCTGGCAACCTATCCGGTACTGGCCGAGGCAACCCCTCACGATGATTTCGAAAAGTTCGACTGTTTCGGAATTGACCGTTATTGCACAATCCACAAGCCGGAACTTATGCGGCTGTTTAACTCCGCCAACAATAGCCTGAATTGGGTTAACAATCCGGCGAGCAGTGACAACCCCAACGTCAAGCGCGAGGCGTGGGAGATGGTTGCGGACGTATCACCGAGCAACCCGTTCGCGCACTGGAACCGCCTCAAATCAATTGGATTGCACTAAGGCGATAAATCACCAGGGGAGAATTTGCTCCCCTCACAGAGCGATAGAGGGCTTTTAAATGGCATCAAAAATCAACGCAAATCCCAAGCACCACGATCTGAAGATTGCTCCAGAGCATTTCCGCAACGTGTGCCTGGGGCTGAAAACGGCGGAGTATCGTCGCAATGACCGAAACTTTGAGCAATTCGATATCATCCGGTTGCGCGAGTATGACAACGGACATACGGGAAACGAGATCTCGGCTGTCGTGACTCACGTTCTTGATCTGGATGAGTTTCACGATTTTCCAGACAATGCGCCTTTTGCTGGTTACGTCATGCTGTCAATGCAGTTAATCAAGGGGAGCCGCAAATGCGCAAGCTGACTCGCGACGAGGAGCGGTTTAAATCGTGCCTCAAGAAAAGCAAGAGCAAGACCATTCACCTTTCAACGAATGGATCGCAAATTTTCTGGTACTTTAAGGACGTAGAGCAAACTGGCTGGCATCCTGAAACCATCACCGATCTGATTAAGGACGACTTGATCGAGATCCGGCTTATGGTTGGCGGAGGCGCTGGGGTTGCATACTACCAAGGCATAACCTGGAGCGCGAAATGAAAAAGTATAGAATCGCAATAGTGGAGACAACAACGGCTTTCGGAGATCCGGTTAAGCGCTACGCTATCCAGTTAAGGGTTGCCCTGTTCTGGTGGGTGACTGTTGAAATTTGCGGGAGTCTGTTCCAGGCTCGCTACTGGCTAAATGAAAGCAAAGCTCCACAACGGAAAGAGCGCATCCTTAAAATTATCAAATAGCACGAAAAGCTAAAACATCCTGGCGTGGTCTTGCTATAGTGAGATCACACCAAACGAGAGGGTAGCAATATGATCGTAAAGAATAAACTTGGCGATTACCACGTCAGCGACAAGACCGTCGAGCATGGTTTCGGATGGGGCGGCGGGATCTACTTCCGAACCAAAACGGGCAAATGGAAGTTTAACGGAATCGGGCAACCAGTCGCCAATGCTCAGGAGGTCGACAAGACCGATATCAACCAGGAAACTAAACTCCCATGGGGCTTAGATCCGGCAACCTATACGAAGGTGGAATCATGAAACTGTTATGTGTTAACTCACCAGTAAAAGGCCTAATCAAAGAGGGTAAGGCTTACGACATCGTAAACGGTAGCAGCGCGGCGACAACCAAAGTCATCTTTGACGAGTTTGGGATCGCTTTCTACCTGACTCCGGTTCCTGGCTCTGCTGGCCTGTATCAGTCACGACTAGGTAACGGCGTGTTCATGTTCCGAATTGTTGACGGCAGCTTTGAAAAGCACCAGAAGAAGCTACGCAACGAGCGCCGGATTGAGCTTGCGATCCTGTTCGCTGGCGCAGTCCTGGTAACGTCTTACATGTTAATGCAGGGGTAAACGGTGGACGGCGAAAACATGCGCTTTTACCCTTCCACGGCTGGAGGGGTTAAAACTCACTACATGCACGACTTGCCGCCAGGCCTGACGATGAAACGTATTCGCGAGGTCGGCAAAGAGTACGCCAAGAACGCTGGGCTACAGTTCAAGGCTAAAAAGATCCGAGGTCGCAACATCCTTGTCATTCGCATGAGCTTTGTTCCATGGTTGATGGATGACTTCTCGTTTGCCGATGGGGTCAAGGGTTGTCAGTGTGACGCGTGCGAGCGCTGGTATAAAGAATCCGGCAAATAGCACGAATTGCTAAAACGGGATGCGCACTGACTGGTATTATGTACGCATCCAAACGAAAGGAGAAGAAAATGAAAATCAGCGAAATCATGCACGAGATAGCGGTTGCTTTAAATGCTGACAGTCAGGCGGTTGTTGTGTTTGAAATTGCCGAGGCGAAAGGGATTAGCTCAGTCACTATTTACAGTGACGCCGAGGACGGCTTGACGGCTGACCTTGTAGCGAAGGATGGAAACAAGCAAATCGATCCGCAATACGCATTTGATCTGATTTGCTACCACTCACGAGCAGTTAACGAGGTTCTATAATGAAAACTAAACATATGGAAGTCACAGCCGTTTCATTCGTCGCACCGTTCACAATGAACGGATTCACAGCCGGACGCCGTTACTTCTCCAACGAGGGCGCGTACATCTGGCAGAAGGATGACACTCGCGAGGTTTACGGCGTATCGCGAACTGGCGTAACTGACGATAACGGAAAGGATCGCGTTGTGTGCTTTATCGAAACCAGCCTTTTCAATGGGGAAACTCTGGTTCCTCGCATTGAGCACGAATACGACGCTAACGCCGTAGCTCGCAAGCGAAACCGCTATCGCAAGATGACGATTAACGCGTTCGCCAAGTTCGCTAAACGCTGGTGGAAATTCAGCAATAAACAGGCTCGCGCCTGGGGTCGTATGCAAGCGGAGCCGTTCTTCTATGACGACGGTTCGTTTGTTGGTGACACTATCATTGCTGATTATATTGAAAGTTGTGATATTTGGGACATCGATCAGCAACTTTTTGATGATGCTGTTTACGAGGAAATCTCCTGTTGGTAAATAGCACGAATTGCTAATCTTGCGCGAGGTCACTTTGTTATAGTGACCTCATTCAAGCAAGGCAATCAATCAACCAATGAGGTATTACAATGTCTAAATTAATTTTGCGCTCTCTGATCAGTAACGACAAGTTCACCTTTGACAAGCACTATGATTCTCAAAATGGCGACAAAGGCGCAAACATCGCTGGCGGCCACTGGATCAAGAATGACAAAGGCAATCTTACATACATACCAGGCGAACAGATTAAAACTGGCCTTAACGATGATGGGAAAACAGATTTCCGCTTTGAGCTTATGTTTCAGTTTGACGCGGCTGGCCTGTCAAGCAAGATCTCTGAGCAGGTTGGGGGCGGTATTAAATCAGCCTGTAAGCCTGGTGGCGTGATTCACTCCGCATTCAAGGGGCATGGCTTTGCTGGTGGGTCTATCTATGATGTGATCAAAAATGCAACCGTAAACAATGCGATCATCGCCAGCGCGGCGAAACCAAAAGAGAACGGGATGCACATCAACGAAACAGGTGATCGCGTAGAGTTCTGGAATAATGGGCGATGCACCTTACGCGTTGGTAACTTGGGCTACAAGGCAAATCCATCCGTTCAGGAAATCAAGGCGCCCGAGCACGACAAGGCGCTTTCCGAAATGGATAAGCACCTGCCAGCTTACCGCCGCTCTGATAAGGGTTTCCAGCTTTCCGAAAGCGTAGAGTGGCTGGGTAAGCTGAACGCGGCTCATGAGAAAGATTGCATCAAGTACGAGGCAATCATTGAGAACCTCATGGAAGCGTTTGACATCAAAACCGTTGACGGAATGGCGCATTTCGCATCAAATCTGAGACGCTCGGCTGAAATCATTGATTCAGTCCGCAAGAAATAGCACGAATTGCTAAAAAAATACCGCCGAAAGGCGGTATTATCATCTCATCGAAACAAAGGAGCTATAGAGATGACTAAGGCGAAATATTGCAAAATCCAGATCGTGAACGTTGAAAGCCGATTCGACGACGACAGCTTAACCCTTCACGAGTGCGGCGTTGAAGTTAACGAAACATTTTACGCTGACGTTTACAGTAGCGGGGTCGCGTGGATTCGTGCAAAGCGTGACAATGCCGACAAGAGCATTCTGGCGGGAGATAATCTCACAGTTGACCATGGTGATTACATTGAGGTGGCAGAATGAAACGAATTTGGGTTCACACTTACACAACTGGATCGGCAACCAACCCGCGCACTATCGAAAAGGTTCGCCACGATTACGACGAGGCGCACGAGCAACATAAGCTTTTAGGCGGAACACTTGAAATGTTCTTTAGCGGACATTCTCGCGAGCGTGATGACATCGCTGACATGAGCAGGTGGTTCCGTGAGCAATACGAATGTAAGTTTGATCCGGAGCCTCTCGTTCAGATGTTGGGGAGAGGAATGCGAAAAATGCCAAAATTGCCAGGTCAGGCGGAGCTATCAGTTCCGACAGGCTTGAGCGGGTTCGGTGGTCGCTGTATCTTTATTGACATTAACGACGGAGAGAAGAAATGAAAGCAACCATCAACTTGCCAAAGAATGCGATCTACATGATTCACGCCGCGCCTAAGGTTGACACGGCTGGTTGCGTTCTGGTTCACGTTGACCGTTACGGAGTGCCTCGCTCTTTGATGTCTGGCTTCAAAATGGGGTTCCTGGTTTTCCCTTGTGAGTCATGGATTGACAATGTTCATACATGCCACATGGTGGCGAGCCACGAGCCGGACGTAACCAAGATCACAAAACGCCGAATCAAGCAGATCGTGAAGCACTGGAAACGTAACGCTGACATCTGCAATAATGCCGAGAAGCAAGGCGACCTTTTGCCCGTCCTGTCCTGGTATGGCGGTTTCGTTCTAAGCCCACAAAACAAGTAGTAATCGCATCCATTTTAAAGCGCTTCAATCGCATCGTGAGAGGCGCAAATTCAAGAGGTATGATTTTATGTTTGGACTGTCAGAAGCACACTGGAACATCGTTAAGCGAGCCGCTCGCGGGCTAAACGACGCAATCAGTGAACTACCGAAAGCAGACCGAAAGAAAGAGACGGTTGTTATCAAGGTGATCACCAAGCATCACGCTCCGGTTGAAACGTTGATTGACCGCTACAAATTTGTCTGGACGGCTGGATATCTGGCCGGACGTGTTGGTAATAAGGAGAGTGATTATGAGTAATGTTAAAGCTGGGGATCGAATCAAGTGCGTAACATCTATGATGCACGGTTGTTTCACCGTCGGCTGTGAGTATGCAGCAGAGAAGGTGCTAAGTGGTGGGTTCGTTACTGTGTATAATGACAATGGCGATCCTACAATCTTGGATTACCCTCACGATCCGGATTACGGAAAGTTTGAAAAAGTAGATTGACGACATCATTCCTGAGTGGTATCTTTACAACCGTAGACGAAAGAGGCGCTTACATGCGCAACTTGCCAAGCAAGGCACTATAAACTAAATCGGGCATCCGTGAACGCGTAGACGCCAGAGGGAGTCGTAACCCTCAACCATTCAGGAGGTTTGACGATGTTATTCGACGTCAAAATCACAATTCGCAAACTAGGCCGAGCGTGCGCCACTTGCAAGCAAGATCTTGTTGGTCAGTTTGAGGCTGACTCAGCGGAGGGGGCGGTCAAGGCCGCAAAAGATAGCGTGAGCGTCGATTGGGGCACTCATCAAGCATTAATCAACTATGTAAGGAAAGTGCAATGACAACTTTATTCTTAATTCTGGCTTTCATCTCTGTATTTGTTTTGGGTTCAGGCCTGACATTCCTGGCTGTTGCGTCATACATCGTGACGGCAAGCAACGACGGCGAACTTGGGATCGCATCCTGGGACAAGAAAGAAAAGCGCTGGAAGGTGTTCGGTAGTTACATGGCAATTTCCGGAAAGCTTTCAAATCTGTTAAAGCATGATCCTGATAAAGTTCATTATGTTGATACATCGACAAAGAAAAGTAAATACAAAGTCAAGGTAGGCGTTAAGCGCTGAAAACATTAAACCCGCTCCGGCGGGTTTTTTTTCGTCTGCAATCTGGTATAATCAGGCGACTAACAAAGGAGCTAAATCATGAAAGACCAGCGAAGCGCCAACGAGCGCATTACCGAGCGCGGCAACTTCAAGGAGTTGTATCGCAAGAACTTTGGAGATGTGATCTCACGAACCAAAACAATGACGCCGGAGCAGCTTTTTGATATGGGTGTGGCCTATTTCGAATGGGCTGAGGCCAACCAAATCAAGGCGGCTGAAACCGCATCATTCCAGGGTGAGGTTAGCGAAAGCCTGATCCACAAGGTGCGAGTGTTTACCCTTAACGGGTTCGCTCTTTTTGCTGGCCTAACTCTAAATACCCTGGCGCGTTACCGTGCGGAGCCTGGTTACTCTGAGGTGATGGAGTTCATCGACTCCGTTGTTTATGAGCAGAAATTCCAGCTTGCGGCGAACGGAATTGTCAACCCTGGCTTTATCGGCAAAGACCTCGGAATTGACAAGCCAGCGAATATCACCGTCGAGACAATCGCCAGCGCTAACAGCACGGCTGTTGGAACCGTTGAGCAGCAGATGGAAAAAGCCGTTGAGAATGTTCTTGATAATCTGTAAGGGGTGGCGCTATGTTGCTATGGGAAGAAATGACCGCACAGGAAAAGCTTGCGGTCAAGATGATGTCAAAGAGGTCGTTTGAGAAAACGATCCGAATCTGGTTCCAGTTAATGCAAGCCCAACGATTCCTCCCAAACTGGCATCACCTTTGGCTGTGTCACGAGGTGGAGGAAATCATTGCAGGGCGGCGCGGTAACACGATCTTTAATGTTACTCCTGGCTCCGGTAAAACGGAGGTGTTCTCTATTCACCTCCCTATCTACGCCATGATCACGCTCAAGAAGATCCGGAACCTTAACGTTTCGTTTGCTGACAGCCTGGTCAAGCGTAACTCAAAGCGCGTAAGGGAAATCATATCGTCGCCTGAGTTCCAGGAGTTATGGCCTTGCAAGTTCGCAACGTCGAAAGATGATGAGATTCAGGTTCTGAACAGTGACGGCAAGGTTTGGTTTGAGCTAATCTCCAAAGCGGCTGGTGGTCAGATCACAGGCTCGCGAGGCGGCTACATGACGGATGGTTTTTCAGGCATGGTCATGCTTGATGACATCGACAAACCGGACGATATGTTTTCAAAGGTGAAGCGTGAGAAAACTCACACGCTCCTGAAAAACACAATCCGATCTCGACGCATGAAGGACACAACGCCAATCATCGCAATCCAGCAGCGACTACACGCGCAGGATTCAACGTGGTTTATGATGAATGGAGGGATGGGGATTAAGTTCGATCAGATCTCAATTCCGGCTCTCGTTACTGAGGAATACGGCGAAACGCTCCCTGATTGGTTAAAGCCCCACTTTAAAAAGGATGTGCTGGGATCTGAATCGGTTGAGATTGACGGCGTAAAGCATTACTCATTCTGGCCTGAAAAGGAAAGCGTTCATGACCTGTTGGCATTGCGAGAGGCCGACCTTTACACGTTTGAATCGCAGTACCAGCAGCGACCGATTGCCCTCGGCGGCTCCGTGTTTAACTCAGAGTGGTGGACGTATTACGGACACTCACTGGAGGCCAACGAGCCATACCCTGAGAAATGGGAATACCGTTTCATTACTGCTGATACCGCTCAGAAGAAAGGCGAACTTAATGACTACTCGGTCTTTATTTTGTGGGGGCGCAAAGGTGATAAGGTCTATTTCATTGACGGCGTGAGGGGCAAGTTTGAAGCGCCTGAACTACGGACGGAGTTTGAGGCTTTTGTTAAAAAGTCGTGGCGTGACAACAAGGCTCAAGGCGTCTTGCGTAAAATCTACGTAGAGGACAAGGCAAGCGGAACGGGTTTGATTCAGGACATGGAGAAGAAACTCCCGATCAAGATCACACCGTTGCAGCGAGACAAGGACAAGGTTACTCGTGCGATGGACGCCCAACCAGTAATCAAAGCTGGGCGTGTTGTTCTGCCTGAGTCCCACCCTATGCTAGCTGAGTTTGTTGCGGAACATAGCGCATTCACGTATGATGATACTCACCCACACGACGATATCGTTGATAACACGATGGATGCTGTGAATGAGGAGCTTAACATTGCAAGCGATCCGGTTGCGCGCATGAAGCGCCTGGCTGGGATGAAATAAACGAGAGGGGCGCAAGCCCCTCAATCATGAGGGCTATATATGAAAATGGTTAAGTCTGACGGATACAACCAAACTTTCGGGACTGATGACGGCTCCGAGGGTGTAGGCATTGTATCGTTTCTCGGTACTGGCGGAGCGATTCAAGATCCGTTGGTTCAGTTCTATTACGAAAACAACATTGCTCGAAGAATCGTTGACGTTATTCCTGAGGAGATGGTTTCCCCTGGGTTCAAGGTCAACGGACTGTCGGATAACGATGCTTTCCAATCGGAATGGACTGCTAAAAAGCTTGACGCTCAGATCGTAGATGCTCTTTGCTGGTCTCGTCTCTTTGGCGGCTCCGCTATCCTGGCGATGGTCAATGACCGCCGAAACCTCAAATCTCCGGTTGGCGATGGGACTCTTGAATCGGTTCGCGTTTACGACAAGACGCAGATCGAGATCGCAGAGAAAGAGAAAAACCCACGAAACGTCCGCTTTGGTCTGCCAAAGATTTACACCATTAAGCCGGACGACGGCCTTGAGTTTGAGGTTCACTATAGCCGACTACACATCCTTGATGGTGATCGAATTCCGAACAAGCTACGCAAGGGGTTGAAAGGCTGGGGTGTTAGCGTCCTGTCGCCGGATCTGGTTAAGGCGATCAAGGATTATTCAAATTGTCATTTTCTCGCTACGGAGTTATTGAAGCGTAAGCAGCAAACAGTTTGGAAAGCGAAAGACCTCGCCGCGCTATGTGACGATAACGAAGGTATGTACGCCGCTCGTTTGCGCCTGGCTCAAGTGTCGGAAAACTCCGGCGTGGGTAAGCCTGTCGGGATTGACGCAGATGATGAAGAATACGACATTCTGAACAGCGACATTACAGGCGTTCCTGAGTTCATGACAATGAAGATGGATCGCATCGTTGAGCTTTGCGGTATTCACGAGATCATAATCAAGAACAAAAACACGGGCGGCGTAAGCGCAAGTCAAAACACAGCATTGCAGACGTTCTACAAGCTGATCGAGCGCAAGCGCAAAGATGACCTGCTGCCTCTCCTGGAGTTTCTCCTCGGCTTTATGCTGAATCAAGAGGAGTGGTCAGTTGAGTTTGAGCCGTTGTCGATTCCTTCTGACAGTGAGAAGTCTAAGATCCTGAAAGAGGTAACTGACGCCGTGGGCGGTCTGCTTGCTAATCAGGCAATGGACACCGACGAGGCTCGCGAGACTCTCGACAACATGAACCTCGGCCTCAAGTTCAAGGCTGGCTCTCCGAAGTTACCGAGCCGCGAGGAAGTGAAGAAACAGAAAGAGAAAGCCAAAGGTGAAGATGATGAGGATAATTCCTAACTGGCGCTTTCCCGAATCTAGCGAGCGGCAATTAAGCCGCTCCCTGGAGGAGGCAACGCGTGACGCTGTAGTATTAATGCGTGATCGCCTTGACTCGTTGAAGTTTGACGCGGACGAGTCGAGCATTTCACAGGCCGAGGAAGATTTAGAGGAGGAGGTTCTTGCTATATTCCTTAGCGTGGCTTTCGGGCTTTACGCCATAGGCCGGACGATTTACCGATTCAACTCCCAGCAGTGGCTAGCGATTGCCATTGCGTCAGGCGGCAAGGATAACCCAGCAGTGATGGCGCTCGACAAGTTCGGCGCTATGGGTCAAGAGCCTTGGCTGAAAGAGAAAAGCGAACTATGGGAAGGTACAGCAAGGAATAGCATCACGAAACTAGCGAGAGACATCGTCTCTGATTGGTCAACAAACGTTAGGATTGCAGCCACGAAAGGAGCCAGCCGGAAAGAGGTTGATTCCATAATCGAAAAGCGTTACGCAATCTATGGAAGCTGGTCAAAGAATCGCGCCAGTGGTATCATTGGCACGTTCAACTCTATGCTAATGAAGCAACGACTTTATGACGCTGGGGTTGCATTCTATATCTGGCGCGGCAAGATGGATGATCGCGAAAGGGAAAGCCACATCTTACTGGAAGGGGTGAAGCGATCCGTTTTCGGTTCTGGCATTTTCCCAGGCGAGGAATACAATTGCCGTTGCTGGGCGGTTCCATATTGGGGAGATAAGAAATGAAAAAGCAACGCTATGACAGCGCAAAGGTAAAGGCTCGGTTTGATGAAAACGGATTCCTCGTTGACACTCCAATCGTTGCTCGTATCGGAGCGCAAACCTACTACAAAGCGGACGGCACTCCGAGAGTTGAGTTCCGTCCGGCGTCCGAGGTATTCAAGCCTGAATCGCTGGCTACCTATCAGGGCAAGCCGATTACTCTCGGTCACGTAACGGTAAACAGCAAGAACGCGAAACAGGTTGTCGTTGGATCTTGTTCCGGCTCCGGCGTGCGAGCCGATAACGGCGTTGAGGTTCCGGTTACTGTTTATGACAGCGAGGCGATCAGCAAAGCAAAGAAAAAGATCGCGGCTGAGTTATCAGTGGGATATACCTCTGTTGATATTGAGGAACCAGGCTGGGGCTGTAACGAAACCGGAGAGTACATCCTTGATAAGGACAAGAATGACTCCGATCATATTCCGGCCTCGTGGGTTCGCTTTGATGCGGTTCAAACGGAAATCACCGTTAACCATGTTGCGATGGTTTTCCGTGGGCGTGCTGGTATCGCCAAATTAAATCTTGATAGTGAGCAGGAGTTCCCGTATGATGAACTCGTTCCTAACAAAACCGATGAGGATTTAGAAATGAAAAAGATTAAAATTGACGGTGTTGAGTATGAGGTTCCTGTTCAGGTTGCTATTGCACTTGAAAAAGCCGACGCAGCCGTTTCCGGCATTTCCGTAAAAGTTGACGCAGCAGTTGACGCAGCCGTAGCAGTAATCACAGCAGAGCGCGATCAGTTGAAAGTTAAGGTTGACTCCATTCCTGAGCTTATCAACGCAGCGCTTGAGAAAGCAAAAACTGACGAGGCCGCACTGGTTGCCCTTGTTGCTACCGCCGCCGATTTCGGCGTTAAAGCTGACGGCCTGGACGCGAAAGCGATCAAGCTGGCAGTAATCAAAGAAGCATCCGGTATCGACGCCAGCGCCAAAGATGACGCCTACATTGACGCATCGTTTGATTTTGCCGTCAACTCTGATAAAATGGCTCAACAGCGTCTTGCTGTAAACGGCAAAGAGAAAGGCGACGAGAAAGAAAAGGCCAAGGCTGACGCAGACGCGATCCCTAACCCTCAAAACCGTTTCCGTAAGTAATACCGATCAGGGAGGTTAACTCCTCCCTAAACTTCCCATTAAGGAGAAATATCATGGCTCTAATTCGTGCATCTTATACGGTTCATCGTGGTCAGGCTTACGTTGGTCAGATCGCAGACACCTCGCTTTACAACATCGACGGCGCTTGCGCGGCTGACGGTTCCGTTCCAATCGGCATCCCTGTCGCGGTTCAGTCTGTACAGCCTATCGAAGGTCACAAGGTAGTTAAGCTGGCGGTTGATAACTCCCTGCCTATCCTGGGTGTTACCATCATGTCTCACGCGTACTCTCCGACTGGCGCTTATGACGACGGCGTAGCGGTTAACGTAATGACTCATGGGCGCGTATGGGTTAAAGCATCCAACGATCTGACGGAAGCGCAAGCGGCTTACGACAAGGTTGTTTCGTTTGACGCTGACGGCGTAGTAACTGACGGCGGCGCTGTTAAAACTGGCTACAAGTTTACCGGAGAGATTCTCCAGGGTGAACATGCACCAGGTGAGCAGCCTTTCAAGCTGGTTAAGATTCAGGTTCTGCAATCAGTAGCGATTCCTGCTGAATCAGCGCCTCCTTCTGGTGGTGGTGAATAAATAAAAGGGGCATTATGCCCCTTTATTTTTGTCTATCACAAATAACTGTTGACCGCTTAACAAAAAGTGCTATTATGGAGCCGTGTTCAGCCAAACGGCTCTATCAACCTAAAGAGGATAATCATCATGACGATGAAACTTGATTCATTCGAACAGAACGACATTGTAAACGGCCTCCGCAAAATGGGCGTTGAAGCTGATAAGTGCGATCAGCTTGGTATCTGGACTGTCAACCAGCTTAAGCAAACGCTGAAACGTCAGTATGAAGCGATGTACCCTGAGACCTCAGCGCTCAAGCTTTTCCCAGTTACCACTGAGCTTGCACCTACCACGATGAACTTTGAATATCTGAAGTTCGACGGCGTGGCAATGGCTAAAATCATCGCTGACTATACTGACGACCTGCCAACCGTCGAAGCGATGTCAAGCGTTGAAACTGGTCGAGTTCACCGACTCGGTAACGCCTGGTTAATCTCCATCGACGAGATCAAAACTGGCGCGGCAATGGGTAACTCCCTGTCAGACCGCAAGGCAACGCTGGCGCGTGAAGCGCATGAAACGCTGGTTAACAAGCTGGTCTTTAAAGGCTCTAAGCCCCACAAGATCGTAAGCGTGTTTGACCATGCCAACATCTCCCGAATCACCTCCGCGCCTGGCGCTTGGGCTGATCCGGAAAAGGCAAGCGAAGAACTGACCGACCTGATTGAGAAGATCGAAACCGTTACTAACGGCCTCCACCGCGTAACCGATATCGTGATTCCTCCGTCGCAGCGTCGTTTGCTGGCTAAGCGTATGCCTGAAACAACCATGACGTATCTGGATTGGTTTAAATCTCAGAACAACGGTATCGAAATCACTTCCATCGCGGAACTGGAAGATATCGACGGCGCTGGCACTAAAGCGGTATTGGCTTACGAGAAATCTCCGATGAACATGTCCATCGAGATTCCGGAAGCGTTTAACATGCTGCCAATGCAGCCTAAAGACCTGCACTTCAAAGTGCCTTGCACCTCCAAAGCCACTGGCTTGATCGTGTATCGCCCTCTGACTATGGCAATGCTGGTCGGCGTAGGTCAGTAATCGAAAGCCCCTAATTAATTTTAGGGGCTTTTTTGTTTGACTAATAAATCAAATCAATGGTAATCTACAGGCCTCAACAACAATTGACTAAGGAGTCAAGACAATGGCTGGTTTAACTAAAGAGCAGAAAGCAGAACGCGCAGCGGCAGCAGCGGCGGCAGAAGAAAACGAAACCGTAACAATTCCAGAAAACGAGTTGCCTCGTGAAAATCACAAGATCGTTATTCTGGTTCACGGCCTGGTGCGAATCGGCAAGCAAGATTTCGTAACCGACGACGTTGTAGAAATCACTGACGAGCAGTTACACTCCCAGGCGATCAAATACCTGTTTGTGAAAGGGTTCGTTGAGTTCCTGGACGCTCGCGATAAAACTCGCGAATACGTGAAAGAGATTCGCTCAAGCAAGCGCATCAAAGAGCAGCCGGAAAAGACCGTTGAAGAACTGGAAAAAGGCGCTGAAATCAAATAACCTACAGGGGCGCTACGGCGCTCCTTTTTTTAACCGGAGATAACCAATGAACGATTATCAGGAAATTTTAGTAATCATGCGTCGACTTGCTCCGCCGCTCGGTCAAGTGCCTGATGAACTCCTTACGGCATGGGTTGAGCTTGCTTCCATTTTTGTATGTGGTCACAAGTTCAAAGATAAATACCCTCAAGCGCTCGCGCTGTACACCATGCACCTGATGTTTTTAGACGGCGCTATGAAAACAGAGGGCGAGGACGTTGAGAGCTATACGCGCAGAGTAACTGAATTCTCCCTGAACGGTGAATTTACGCAACGCTTTGCGAGCATATCAAGCGAGAACCAATCAGGAAAGGTAATCCGCTCCACTCCATGGGGTAAAATGTACGAGATCCTCAATAAGAAAATGGGCGGCGGGTTTGGCCTAATTACTGGACTTAAGCGAGGTTGCCGATGAACTACAGGCAGATTCAAAAAATGGCTACAGCAGGAATTAAGAACTTCTCTGACGATAACGGATGGTTTGACATCATTATCAGCGGCGGCGGGAAAAAGGTTGTCGGGGGCAAGGAGGTTGTCATTCCAGAGGAGCGCGGAGTTGTTAAGGGCGCGGTTCGCGAGGTTAAAGATCGTGACGTAAACGGAGATTCAATCCGAGCCGGAGACAAGCGCGGATTCTTTACCTGCGATCAGGAAATCAAGCAGGGAATGAGAATCATCATCGACGGTGAGTCGTACACGGTTGTTAACGCAAGGGCTATCAAGCCAACCGGAACCGTGATCGCATATCGTCCAATCCTCCGGCGCGTGGCGGTTCCAAATGGCTAACTACACAATCAAGCAGTTTCACAGCACCGTTGACGAGTGGATTAAGGCGGCTGAGAATAACCTCTTTGAGGTTGTGAAGATTGCTTGCTCTGACATCCACCGTGATTTAGTTATGGGTTCTCCGGTCGATACAGGGCGCTTCAGGGGTAATTGGCAAATCACTTTTAACCGTATGCCGATGTACGCACTCAACCAGTACGACAAGGAGGGAGGGAAAACAATCGCAGAGGGTCAGCGAGTGTTGAGCCTTTTTGGTAAGGGTTCAGGCATAACGACCATCTATTTTTCTAACATGCTCATCTACGCAAACGCTCTTGAATATGGTCACTCACAACAGGCTCCGGCTGGCGTCCTTGGGATTGTGGCTGTAAGGTTGAGATCATACTTTGCGAAAGCGGTGAGAGAGGCGAGGGCAAAATAATGCACTTTGAATTATACGAGGCAAGCGCGGAGTTTGTGGCGTCAATCATTAACGATAGTGATAACGTTGTGGCCTGGGAGAATATCCCATTCACCCCTCCCGCCGACGGATCGGAATACTACCGATTCAACTACAAGGAGGCAGACACGGTAACGACATCTCTTGATCGTAAGTGCGCTTACTTTGTGGGGATGGTTCAGGTTGATGTTGTGTTTTCGCCTGGCTCCGGCGTTAGTGTAGCAAGAAAGTTAGCCGCCGATGTTGCAAAAAGTGCTGTCGATGGTACAATGCTTTCGACAGGTTATATATTATCTCGTGGCGCGGTTCATCCCGTCCAAAAATCAGATACGGGCTGGTTTATTCCGGTTCGGTTCTATGTTCGATGTGAAACAAAAGGAGCATGATATGCACTTACCAAACGGTTCTCAAATCTTTGTAGAAAACACGCGTGATGTTGAGATTGCAGTTACCAAGATCACCAACGCAAAAAATCCCGTCGCCACCGTAGCGGACGGTACTAAGTTTAAAGCTGGTGATTACGCGCTGGTAACTTTCGCAAGCTGGGCGGCTCTGACAAACCGCGTTGTTCGTATCAAGTCAGTTGCAACCAACGACCTGACTATTGAGGGCTTTGACTCCTCTGATACGAACAAATATCCGGCTGGCGCTACCGCGTCAATCGTGAAAATCTTGACCTGGGTTGAAATCCCTTGCGTTCAGGATCTGGCTCAGGAAGGTGGTGAGCAACAGTTTTATAACTACCAGTGCCTTGCGGATGACCGAGAGCAGCAGTTACCGACTTTCAAGTCAGCCGTGTCTCTGACCTATACTTTCGCGCACGAATACGACAACCCGATCTATCCGGTTCTGTCGAAAGCTGAGGACTCAGGCGAAGTCAAAGCCCTCCGCATGTTCATCCCGAAAGCTAAAGAAATGCGCATGTACTCCGGTGTGCTGTCGTTCAACGACATCCCGCAGACCACCATGAACGAAATGGAAACCGTTTCTCTCGCAGTGGCACTGAAGGGTAAATTTGAATCAGTTCCGGCTGACGTGGTGTAAAATTAAGGGAGGGCTATTGCTCTCCCTTTTCTTTTGTGTATAATCAACGCAACGAAACAACAAACCAATGAGGTATATAGAAATGGCTAAGATGAAACTGACTATCAAAAAGCGCCCAAACTTCAAGCTGAAACTTGAGCTACAAATGCCGGACACTGACGACCTCGCCGTTGTAGTCCTGGATGTTGAGCACCGCAAAGCCAAAGAGCTTGGCGCTCTGTTTAACGCCGCTCCAGAGGATCGCCTTGATGACGTGACTTTCTTCAAAGAGTTCGTCAAGGGTTGGGATCTGGAGGAGGAGTTTAACGATGAAAACATTCAGGAAGTAATTGAGTGGTTCCCGAATATCATGGTCACGTTCACTTACGAGTACATGAAAGCGCTGACGGGTCAGCGAGTAAAAAACTAAAAAGGGCTGTTTTCTTACTTCACCAAAAGCCGCCAACAGACGCAGAGCTAGAGGCCGCAGGATTCACGCGAGCCGATTACGAAGATGATGAGGATAACCTTGAGGAGGTTGTTTTCTCTGAGGAAATGGCGGCATCTTGGGAACTATTTCACGCGATGTCAACACAGTGGAGATATGCTCCGAGCGGTGTTATTACAGGGCTTGATTATAATACCTTCCCAATGGTGGCAAAACTCTATAAAATAGAGGATGAGGAAATAGCCTTTGAAGATTTACGAGTTCTCGAACGTGCAACGCTCGAAATAGCTCACAAACAATAGCGCTCCTCGTGGGCGCTTTTTTTATACCTGGAGGTTTTATGTCTGAAAATCAAATCGCTGGCTTGAGTATGTCGGTCGACGTTAGCCAGGTGAATGATGCGACTAAATCCCTTGCCAACTTCAAACAGGCCAACAACGAGACAAAGAGAAGCGTTGAAGATCTGGCAGCGGCTGAGGCAATGGCGCGAGCCAAAGCAAAAGCCCTCAAAGAGGAGCAGGAGAAATTAGCGGCTGAAACACTGGAGCTTAAGCGCGGTCTTGACGGCGTTATCAAGTCGATCGATCCGACAGCAGGAAAGATGCAAAAGCTTGCCAAGGCAGCGGAGCAATTAGACCGAGCCTGGGAAAAGGGCATCGTACCGGACAAGGAGTTTTTCCGCCTCGGTGAGGTGATCGATAACCAATCAGCCAAGTTACGCAATGCACAGCTAGCCTTGACCGAGGAAGGGCGTGCAGCAATTGAGAACTCCAAGGCAAAGCAGCGAGCAACAAACGCGAGCAAGTCATTCCTGGATAGCCTGAAAGAACAGGCTGAAACGACAGGGATGAGCAAGATCGAATTGCTGGAGTACCGCGCCGCGCAAATGGGCGTAACTCAACAAGCCGCTCCGTTAATCGCCAAGCTGAACCAGCAAAACAAAGCGATGAACGTTGCAGGATTGAGCGCGGGACGATACCGCATGGCAATGCAACAGTTGCCAATGCAAATCACGGACGTGGTTACTTCCCTGGCGTCAGGTATGCCGATCTGGTTGGTGGCAATCCAGCAGGGCGGACAGATCAAAGATAGCTTTGGCGGAGTGTCGAATACGTTCAAGTTGCTGTTGCAGCAGGTCACTCCTTTGCGCGTTGCGATGGTTGGCTTTGTTGGCGCTCTTGCTGGAGTGGGCTTGTCAGCTTACGACGCATACAAGGCGACACGGCAGTTTGAAACGTCACTCATCCTGACAGGTAATTACGCGGCAACGTCGGCGGGTCAGTTGTCAGAGTTGACTCAGGAACTAAACAAGAACAGCCTTTCAACGATTGGCGCTCTTGATAAAGTCGCTGGCACGCTGGCGAGTTCCGGAAAGTACACCTTGAACCAGATCAAGGAAATCACGGCTGTAACTGCGGATTGGTCAGAGGTTACTGGCGAGTCAACTGACAAGATTATCGGCTACTTTGACGACATCGCAAAAGATCCGGTTAAAGGCCTGGCGAAGCTTAACGAACAATTCAACTTTTTAGATAAGGGTCAGCTAACCTACATCTCAAATCTTGAAAAGACGAAAGGCAAAACGGCGGCAGTTACCGAGGCGTCAAAGCTATTCGCCGACGTGATGGAAAACCGAATCTCCAAGATCGCAGACACCGCAACGCCTCTTGAAAAGATGTGGACAGATATTAAAAAGTGGTCTGCGGACGCGTGGCGCTGGGTTGGTGATCACACCATTGGAGCGCTAAACCTGATCACTGACGTTGTGGCCGGAACCATTGAGCAGATCAGATACTTGATTAACTCAGGCGATATCATGATCAGTCAGTTCGTTGTTGACACCGCGAACGTGATGAGCAAGATTCCAGGGACTAGCAATTTCTTTAAAGGGATTGCCAAGGAGCAGCAGCAGTTTGTTGACGACACCAAGCAGAAGAACGCCGATCTGTTAAAGTCTATTGCCGAACGTGACGCTCGAATCCGTAAAGGTGAGATGGGTTACATCGAAGCAGCCAAGAAGCGTGGCGAGACTGATAAGCAGTACAGCGAGCAAACAAAGGACGCGGTACGGAAAGAGGCTGCGGAGCTTGAGAAAAAGAACGCAGTAAGAAAGAAAGGTGTTGCTGATGGTATCAAGGTCAACGAACAATACCAGGCTGAATTACTGGCTCTTGAGTCTCAGTTAAAAGTTCTACAGGATCACAAGGCGCTTGACGACAAGATTTCACAGCAGCGTAAAACCTACTGGAACGACGTCGCCAAATTCCAGATCCTTGAGCAAGCGGCGAAAACGAGAGCGCTGACGGCAGACGAGAAATCACTACTCGCCAACAAGTCAATCATTCTCGCATACTCCGAACAGAAAGCCTTGCTTGGTGACAAGATCGTAAACCAAGAACGAATGAACGCCCTTCTTGACAAGAGCGCGAAAACGATTCTTGAACTCGATCAGAAAATGGCCTCTATGGACGCCACAAAGGGAATGGGTGACATGGCGAAGAAACGCGCCGATGAAGTCGCCAAGATGAAAGCCGATTGGGAAAAGAACGGCGGGAGCCTTGACGATAAAGCCTATAAGGACATGGAGAAAAAGCAGCTTGACTACTATGACCGAGAGGACGCATTGCGCTCTGATTGGTTGGCTGGCGCTGCAAATGGTTTCGCTACTTGGGCGGAGAACGCCGGAAACATGTACGCGCAAACCGGAGCTATTGCACAGGCTACAATGTCAGGAATGACTGACGAGATCACTAATTTCGTCACTACAGGTAAGGCTGATTTTGCTGACTTTACGGCGAACATTCTCAAAATGATCTCCAAGATGTTGGTTCAAATGGCGTTGCTTAATGCGATGAAAGCGGCTTTTGGTGGCACTGCCTTTGGCAACATGATGGGCTTTAGCAGTCACGCCCAAGGCGGACACGTCGGTTTTGCTGGCGGCGGATTCACTGGTCACGGCGGCAAGTACGAGCCAGCGGGTATTGTTCACAAGGGTGAGTTTGTATTCACCAAGGAGGCAACGAGTCGGATCGGAGCTAAGAACCTCTACAGGATGATGAGGGGCTACGCTAACGGCGGTCAAGTTGGCGGCTCATCTTCTGGCGGTGGTAGCGGTGGCGGTGTTGCAATCGGCATCGGTGATGTTAACATTACCGGAATGGGCGGAGTTGACCAATCAGCAGCTAAAGGAATGGAGCAAGGCGTTCGTCAGGTTGTCCTGGATGTCCTCACCAAAGAGTGCAGCCAAGGCGGGAGAATTTACCAGCTTGTGAGGGGCTAAGAATGGCGTTAGAAACTTTTACCTGGTGTACGCAGGTTCAAAATAACGGGGGCGCGGGGAGCGTCTCCGATAACGTGAGAGGCATCCAGTTTGGTAACGGATTTCGCCAGTTGGCGACATCCGGCCTCAACACTATAAGGCGTGAGTTCAACATCGTTTACGCTGGCAAGTCCTGGAGTGAGGTTTACGACTTCATGACCAGGCACACATACAAGCCTTTCATCTGGAGAGCGCCCGATGGTAAGTTGGGGGTTTTCACGGTCAAGAGTGGCTCCATTGCCACAAGGCCATTAAAGATGGGAATGCTTGAGGTAACTTGCCAGGTTAGCGAGGAGTTCACAAGCGCACGATAAGCTAAAAGGCTACCTTTCGGGGTGGCCTTTTTTATTGTACAATGTTCGAACCATTTAAACGGAGGTCTTGACATGACACCAAATATCAGCGAGAAGTTTGTTAACTGCTTGCAAAAGCTTTACCCTGGGGAAATCTTGACTCTCGTTGAGGTTGACGGGACGCGCTTTGGCGCGCAGGTGTACCGCTTCCACAACGAGAATATCCAGTTTACCCAAGAGGAGTTATTGCTCGCAACATCGATGGGGAGCTTGCCGGATAAGGTGATCCGGTTCAACGGTAACGAGTACGGCGGCAGGCCGTTCGGTCTTTCGGGTTTCACGATGTCGAGCGACGGCACGCCGGACAAACCTCAACTCACCTTGTCCAACATTGACTCACAGGTTTCCGCGTTGATCCGATCCTACAATGGAATGATGCAAGCCAAGGTCACGATCTGGATTATAGTTCGAGATCTGCTTAAACCGGATTGGACTGTTGACGAGGGGGATTTCCGTAAGCTGGTCTACTACATCGAGCGTCCCAATTACTGCGATCACACTCGCGCAACGTTCGACCTGACCTCTCCATACGACATGGACGGAATCATGATTCCTGGTCGCCTATCTCAAAGCGTTTGCTATTGGGCGCAAAGGGGTTGGTACAAGAGCGGAAAGGGTTGCATGTACAACGGCGAAAACGGATACTTTGACAAAGACGGGAATCAAGTATCAGATCCGTCACAGGATTTTTGCCCTGGCACAGTCAACGCTTGCCGACTGCGTTACAAAGATGGTGAGCTTGATTTCGGCGGTTGTGCGGCGGCTTCACTGGTTCGGAGGAAATCATAATGCTACAGCCAAAAATTAACCTTCACATCTTCCAGCACGCGAAAGAGGTATACCCTAACGAGTGCGCTGGATTGATTACCCAAAAGTCACGAGTCCAGAAGTATCACAGGATCGACAATATCAGCAAGACACCGGAGGAGCATTGCGAACCTGATCCGGCTCAGTATGGCGACGTTGTTGTTTGGGCTGAGGAGAACGGTCACGAGATTATCGGCTTTGTTCATTCTCACACTGGAGATGGTGCAACGACGTTACCGAGCGCTCACGATCTGTGTATGTGCAATGAGTTCAAGATCCCGTTTGTTATCGTGAGCATTCCAGAAGGTGACTTACGCATCGTGCAACCGGAATCAATGCCTCTGATTGGTCGCCCCTGGTCGCTGGGTTCATATGACTGCTGGGGGCTGATTATGGCTTTCCACGAAATCCACGGAGTCAAGCTTAACGATTTCCGACAGCCTTACGAGTGGTGGAAAGAGGGCGAAAACCTCTACCAGGAGAACTACCTCAAAGAGGGTTTTGTTCCGGTTGATGATCGTGAGCCTGTTTTTGGTGATATGATCATATTCCAGCTACAGGCTGACGTATGGAACCATGCTGGTATTTATATCGGTGACAACCAGATTTTACATCACACATCCGGAAAGCTTTCGCGTCGTGATATCTATTCCGGCTGGTATCAACAACACAAGGTAATGATTTGCAGACATAAGGATCTGAAATATGACATACCTCAAACGTATTAAGTTGACCGGATCGCTCGGCAAGCGGTTCGGCGTATTCCATGAGCTTGCTGTTGACTCGTTCACCGAAGGGATTCGAGCGCTTTCCTCTCAGGTTGAGGGTTTTCGTGAGTTTATGAATAGCGAGATCGGGCAACGAATGCGCTTTGCTCTTTTCGTTGACGGCAAGAACATCGGACTCGCTGACGACTCGGCGTTTAAGTGCGCCAGGGAAATAAGAATTATTCCGGTTCCAACGGCGTCAAAGAGCGGCGGCTTGCTCAACGTCGTTATCGGTGCGGCGATTATGGTTGCGGCTTTCTATACTGGCGGCGCGTCACTTGCGGCAATGGGAGCTATGTCATCGGCGGCATTTATGGCTGGTGGCGCAATGGTTCTCGGTGGAGTAACTCAAATGCTGTCACCGCAGCCAGGCGGCATGGATATGTCGCCAAAGTCAGCGTCAAACACACCATCTTACGCCTTTGGCGGAGCGGTCAACACCACAGCGGCTGGCTACCCTCTTGCGCTACCATATGGCGAGAGAACTAACGGCGGCGCGGTATGGTCGGCTGGCACTTACGCCGAAGATATCGCGTAACAACTCAAGGCTCCCTATAGCATAGGGGGCTTTTTTTGTTTATAATGGGCGCTCTATTAACGGAGGGTCAAACATGGCTAAAATTATTTCAGCCCGTAAGGGCGGAGGAAGCAAGCCGCACCAGCCGCGAGAGATGGATGACAACTTAATCTCACGCGATAAAATCAAGATTCTGCTTGCATTATCGGACGGTGAAGTAGATGAGGGGTTTACTCTTAAAGATCTACTTTTTGATGACGTTCCTGTTATCGCCGCAGACGGCACAGAGAACTATCAAAACGTCAGGGCTGAGTTTCGTTATGGAACTCAAACTCAATCCTACATCCCAGGCTTTACCGAATCCAACAACGAGATCACCGTTCAGCGGGATGTCTCAACTGAAACTCCTTACGTCATCAGCGTGACCAACCAGGTATTGAGCGCTATCCGTGTAAGGATGATGACTGATCGAATCGCTCACACCAAAGACAACGGCGACACTGTAGGCTGGCATGTTGAATACCGATTTGATATGGCTGTCAATGGCGGGGCGTATGAGGAAGTAACGCGTACTGTTTTCGATGGGAAGAACACAAGCGGGTATGACCGCTCGATCAGGATTAACTTGCCGGAGAATTACCAGCAGGTTCTTATCCGAGTTGTTCGACTGACGGCTGACGACAACACCGACAGGACTCAAAGCAAGTTCAGAGTTCAAAGCTACAGCGAAGTAATCGACGCTAAGTTTCGCTACCCACTGACGGCGCTCCTGTTTGTTGAGTTCGACTCTGACTTGTTCCCGAACCAACTGCCTACAATCTCCGTTCGCAAGAAGTGGAAAAAGATTCAAGTTCCGGTCAACTATGATCCGGTAGCGAGAACTTACTCCGGCTCCTGGAATGGCATGTTTAAAACGGCGTGGTCGAATAACCCAGCTTGGGTCTTGTATGACCTGATCATGAGTCAGCGTTACGGTCTTGACCAAAAAGAGCTAGGGATTGACGTCGACAAGTGGAGCCTTTACGAAGTTGCTCAATACTGCGATCAGATGGTTCCGGATGGTCACGGCGGTCAAGAACCTCGCTACCTTTGCGATATGGTTGTTCAGTCACAAGTTGAGGCTTACCGCCTGATTCGTGATGTGTGCTCTATTTTCCGTGGGATGTCGTTCTATAACGGCGAGAGCCTATCAATCGTAATCGACAAGCCGCGAGATCCGGTTTACTTGTTCACGAATGATAACGTTGTTGATGGTGCATTTGCTCGCGTGTTTGCGTCAGAAAAAAGCATGTACACAAGCGTTAACGTCATGTTTGATGATCGTGAAAACATGTACAACCAGGACGTTGAGCCAGTGTTTGATAATGAGGCGTCGCGTCGATTCGGTAACAACCCGACAGACATCACAGCGATCGGATGCACAAGACGCAGCGAGGCTAACCGTAGAGGGCGCTGGATTATCAAGACCAACCTCCGGAGCACCACGGTAAACTTTGCCACTGGCCTGGAAGGTATGATCCCAATGATAGGGGATGTGATTGCGGTTGCTGATAACCATTGGCAACACAACATCGTTTATAACCTATCGGGGCGCTTGATGGAGGTTTCAGGGGTTCAGGTGTTCACCTCATTCCGAGTTGACGCAAGACCAGGTGACTTCATCATCGTAAACAAGCCTGACGGCAAGCCGCAGAAGCGAACCATTGCGCGTGTATCATCTGACGGCAAGACCATAACGATTAATGTAGGCTTTGGATTCGCGGTTCAGCCGGACGCTGTTTTTGCAATTGAGCGCTCGGATCTGGCGTTTGAGCAATACGTTGTGACCAAGATCGAGAAGGGCGACGGAGATGAGGAATTTGTTCACCGCATCACCGCTATCGAATACGATCCGACGAAATACGACGCGATTGACTACGGCGTTGTAATTGACCAAAGACCGACGAGTATTGTTGATCCTGATCATCTGAAAGCGCCGGAGAGCGTTAAGATCTCATCATTCTCCAGGGTTGTGCAGGGTATGAGCGTTGAAACGATGGTTGTAAACTGGTCGAAGGTTCAGTATGCAAACCGCTATGAAATGCAGTGGCGAAAGGATAATGGCAACTGGAACAACACTCCTCAGACGGCAGCTACCGAAATTGATGTTGAGGGGATTTACGCTGGGGTTTACGAGGTAAGGGTTCGCGCAGTATCGGCGGCTGGGAATGTCTCTCCTTGGTCTGACGTTACGGTTAAATCCCTGACTGGTAAAACTGGCAAGCCCAAAACTCCGATCAATCTCACTGCTACGGATGACGAAGTTTTCGGGATTCGCGTTAAATGGGGTATGCCTGACGGCTCGGGCGATACAGCTTACATTGAGTTGCAGCAAGCGCCTGACGACAACGCGGGAGGGTTCAACCCTGACGCGGCGACATTGGTTAGCATGGTTCCTTATCCGCAGCATGAGTATTGGCACAGCGTTTTGCCTAGCGGATATGTTAACTGGTATCGCGTGAGATCTGTTGACCGTATCGGTAACGTGTCGGATTGGACTGACTTTGTAAGGGGTATGGCTACCGATGACGTAGATAAGATTGGTGAAGTTGTCAAGATTGAGTTTGAAGAAACGGAAGGGTTCAAGGAGCTTGTAAAAACCGTTGACGAGTTGATTGATCAGATGGACGAGCAAAGCAACGAACTCAAAGAAACTGGCGACACCATGAAGGACTACGGCGCGAAGCTAAGAGCACAAGCCGAGGCTGATATTGAGAACACACTAGCGAACAATACAGACGTTATCCGGATGACCAAAGAGAACGGCAAGCGCAAAGCAGAGTTTAGGTTTGCGGTTAACCTGGTAGCTACAGAAAGCGAGGCGCGAGCCGAAGCGATCACCAAACTATCAGCGCAGTTTGACGAGGATATCGGGGCGGCAGTAACGAGAATGGATCAGGCAATCGCGAAAGAGGGCGAGGCTCGAGCGAAAGCAATCGCAGATCTGAAAGCGCAGATTGACGACGAGGTTGTTGCTCAGATTACTACCGTTCAGGAAGCATTGGCGAAGGAAACCGAGACACGCGTAACGCAGTACCAGGAAATGACGGCTCGCATGGGTAAAGCCGAGGGCAACATTACCAATAACGCAACGGCTATCGTGACAGAGAAAGAGGCAAGGGTTCAGCAGTACAACCAACTTAACTCTAAGATCGACACGAACCAGGGCAGCACGAACGCCAGTATCGGCAGACTTGACCAGGCTATCACGGATGAGAAAAACGCCAGGGTGCAGCAGTATACGCAGTTGAACGCGAAGGTAGATAGCAACAAGACATCCGTTGAGGGTGAGGTTCGCAGACTTGACCAGGCGATTGTTGACGAGAAAAACGCTCGTGTAACATCTGTGAATCAGGTTACGGCAACTGCTAACGCGGCGCAGTCTACCGCCAACACTGCAAACGGTAAAGCTGATCAGGCAAACACCAAGGCAGGACAGGCGCAGACAACCGCTAACCAAGCGCAAGCAACAGCAAGCACTAAACTGGACGCCAACGCAAGCACGAGCGGCGCTGTTAACGCCTCTTACACCGTAAACCTTGGCGTAAGAATGGCGGATGGTAAGCAGGTGAATGCTGGGATGATGATTGATGTTACCGGAACGGCAGCAGCGCCGAAGGGGAGGGTGTTCTTCAATGCAGATCAGTTCGCGATTGGTAGGATTTCTGGAACTAAGATTGTTCAAATGCCGTTCTTCATGGAAGGTAACAACGTCTACATGCAAAACACGTTTATCAAGAACGGTAGCATTGACAACGCCAAGATCGGATCGTTCATTCAGTCGAACAACTACGTTGCAAACTCGGCAGGGTGGAGGCTTGACAAAAACGGAACTTTCGTTAACTTTGGTTCAACGGCTAACGAAGGGTCTATGAAACAAGACAACCAAACGATCACGGTTCGTGACAAAAACGGAAGGGTGAGAGTTCAGATTGGACGAATCACAGGCGTGTGGTAATATCAAGGGGCAGCAATGCCCCTTTTACTATTGAGGAGATTAATTATATGGCTGAATATGGTGTTGCAACTTGGGACGGTAACGGAAAGGCCAATAACTACGGGATAAAGCCTGTTAGTGTTAGCGGTCATATTTCCCTGTCCAGCGGTCAAAAATCAGGATCTTACTCAGTAAGCGTACCCCCAGGATGTAAGCTTACTTATTTCCAAATATCAAATGACGCAAACTACAGCACGGCAAGGCGGAAGATAAACATATCAGGCGGCAGCGTCACTATAACTGGGGTTTCTGATACTGACTATTCGGCAAACACAGAGCCAGCAATAGCGGCTTTTTTAATATTTCAGATAGAGGCGGCTTAACATGGCTGATTACGGCGTACTTTTGGCAACGACTAACGGCGGGGTGTGGGTTACACCTGAGAGCACACCGATAGCACTACAAGCAAAAAAGACAGCGACACTTCAGGCAACTTCAGGATTTAACGTGAAAATATCTCACACCTTTCCCGCAGGGAAACCAGTAATTCCTTTCGTTCATGTTACTGCTGAGTGCGAGATAACTTCATCAATAAGTGGCAATGTTATAACCATTGATTTCCTTAGGCCTACAGCCAATGGTGTTGCTGAGGTGTACTTCTTTAGTATATTCCCCCAAGCCAAACCTCAATACGGTTTAGCTGTTTGGGATGCGTCTGGTGTTTTAGTTCTAACAAATGAAACCAGAACGCTTACAGATGTTGAGAGGATTGGAACACCAGGGGCGGAAAGTTCAGGTTACAACATAAATGTAACAAGATCCGGAAAGTGGGCTTGCATACCTGGAATGCTTGGATTGATAACAGGAGTAATATCAACTGGTATGCCAAGGCCGTACCAGGCAATATACAAAACAATAGCATTAAGGGAGGGGGCGAACACAAGGATAAAAGCTAGACCTCAAGCAGCCCCAGGGGGTCCGATCCAAAACGTGATGTACAGCAACATGAGAAATTCCATAATGGCAATAAATGTTGCTAACTATGATTAAGCGCCTGACGGCGCTTTTTTTGTTTCTTACTCAATGGTACAATGGCGTTTAGCAAAAAGTGCTATTCATAACATGAGGGCTTGACAATGGCAATTTATAGAAAAGGTGAAGCATCACTGGCGGCTGACGGTACTGTTACCGGATACGGCACAAACTGGAAAGATCAGCTTGCCCTGGTTCGCATTGGGGCGACCGCCGTATTCCTGAATGGTAACGCAATCGGCGCAATCGGCACAGTTTCCGCTATCGTATCTGAAACTCAATTGCAGACCATTCAGACTGACGGTGCTGTTGTTGCTCGTGGGAAATACTTCATCCTCCTGCATGACTCTCTGACGGTTGACGGCCTGGCTCAGAACGTAGCCGAGACACTCCGTTACTATCAGTCAAGCGAAACGGAGATTGCTGACGCTCTTGATTATTTCCGGACTTTCGATTGGGAAAAATTTGAGAAGATCGCGAAGGACGTTAAGACAAACGCGGCGGCGGCTAAGGTTTCAGAAACCAACGCCAAGACGTCAGAAACCAACGCGAAGGGATCTGAAAACGCAGCGGAGGCAAGTAAGACAGCGGCGGCGGCATCACAGACGGCGGCAAAGACCAGCGAAACAAACGCCAAGACCTCAGAGACTAACGCTAAGGCGTCAGAGAATGCGGCGGCTGGCAGCAAAACAGCGGCGGCTGGATCTGCAACTGACGCAGCGGCAAGTAAAACGGCGGCGGCAGCATCACAGTCGGCGGCTAAAACTAGTGAGACGAACGCTAAGACATCTGAGACTAACGCCAAGTCGTCAGAAAACTCGGCGCTGCAAAGCAAGAACGCAGCGGCGGGATCTGCAACTGCGGCAAAGACCTCTGAGACGAACTCAAAGACGTCTGAGACGCGAGCAAAAACGAGCGAGACGAACTCAGCATCAAGCGCAGCAAAAGCCACCACCGAGGCTGACAGGGCGAAAACTGAGGCTGACAGGGCGGCAGCTTCAAACCCTGCTAACTCACTGTTAAAGGCACAAAACCTGGCTGACGTTCCAGATAAGACGAAGGCTAGAGAGAACCTAAATCTTGGCGTGAATAACACTGTTACATTCTCACAGGCAAGGCTACCGAATGGTTTGATTATCACTACACCATCGAACGGCGCAGGTGATAACCCAGCCGCCCCGATTGTCTCACAGATCCTTAACCCTGCTGGTCAGGTTGTGGGTCAGGCTGAGTTCAGGGCTGACAGGAACGGAAATTTATCGATCATCAATAGGACTGACTCATCAAGACCTCAGTTTGCAGTTTTTACAGTTAGCGGTGACTTTTCGGCTCCTAACTTTGTTTCAACAAAAGGTTTTGAGGGTGGTTATTGTGAGCTGGGGTCGAGACAGGCAAATCAAACTTCATACGTTGATTTCCATTACGGTGCAAAATACGACTATGACGCAAGGATCTATTGCGATGGAATGAACTCTGATAAAAATGGTGGTGGTAACTTAAAGTTCAACGCGGGGTACATGGTATTCTCTGCTGATGGTGGATATTCCATTACAGGAGGTAGGATTAACATAGAAACTATGGACATTAACATCCACTCGGCGACGTGGTTTAAAAGGGATGGTGACGCAATTGTTCTTCAAAGTAAGAAAAAATCAGGGGCTGTTTACGCCCTAGGCAGGGACTCTGACGGATCAACATCATGGAGGGTAGGCAGGGGAGGTGATACGGATGACTCTGTATCTCTTTACAACCTTAAAACTGGTGTTGAGTTAAAGTTAAGGGGTGGTGACGTTTACTCAAATAAGGAAATTACATCTGCTGGTAACGTGATATGCAATGGATCTGGCATTTATGTTCGCGGAGGATCGGGTGCGAACAACACTCACTTATGGCTGCAAAACTCAGCAGGGAGAAACAGGGCTGTTATTTACTCGAATGATTCACAAGTTCTTAACTTGCGTTCTGATAACGCCAACACTGGCGCGGGAGGCCAGGCTCTGACTTTTAACGGCGCAACTGGAGAGGCTAGAGCTACAACATTCACTAACACCTCGGATGAAAGGGCTAAATTCTGGCGCAAGAAAGTTACTGGCGCGTTAGATAAGATTTGCTCGCTGAGTGGTGAAACGTTCTCTATGCATACAACGATTCAGGACACCGTAAGGAAGTCGGGACTTATCGCGCAGGATGTTCAGAAAGTATTACCGGAGGCTGTTAGCGTCGGCGTAGGTGTAACTGGCATCATTGACAAAGAATGTCGTGAGATTGAGAACCCGCTAGCACTTGACTATAACGCTATGTCAGCGCTTTATGTTGAGGCTATCAAGGAGCTTAAAGGGCAGATTGACGAACTAAGGAAAGAGATTGATGATCTGAAATCTAAGTAATAAAAAAGGAGCCGAAAGGCTCCTTTTCTTTTGCCCGTTAGAATGGAATATCGTCATCGAAATCCATAGGAGGGCTGTTTTGAGGCTTAGGCTTGCTTGCCTGTTGCCGTTGTGGTTGCTGGTTGCCTTGTGGCTGTTGAGGTTGCCCCCAGCCGCCGTCCTGCTGTTGTGATCTCTGACTGAAAATCAGTTGAGCAAATCCGGCAGGTTGCAGGGTGACATAGGTTGTACCGTTATGCTCGCGAACGTTCGGCTTAAGCTGATCGCACTGAACTGTGATCACCTTGCCAAGCTGGAACGCATCACGATACCAGGCCATTAGACCATCTGTTTTCGCGTTAAAGAAAAACGTGTAATTCGTGTACTCTCGCGTCCCTTCTCGGTTTTTGTATGACTCGCTCAATTCAACGATGAACGTCGATTCGTTATGAATGCGCGGCTCTTTGCGGATCTCTCCGGTAATAATATGAGGCATGGTAATCTCTCCTGATTGGTTGGCGGGTTGCCCCGCCGTTAATGGTTATTCGAATGATTCAATGTTACCAGGTTCGGCTTGAGGTTCCGATTTTACATCTACCTCTTTCTTGTTGGCAACCTTCTTTTGAACCGCAGTAAATCCGCCACCTGAGACAACAGTGAAAGACGCCTTGCGCTTTTCGTAATGCTCCTGAATGATAGGCTTGTCAATCGGGCTTGAAGCGCCCCACGCCTTTTTAAACTGCTCCGCTAATTCTTCCATGTTCTCGCACTTGTCGAGTCGCTTATTCCAATCCTTGGCGCTCATCACGGCAATTTGTGCGTCATCGTCTGCCTGTGACAAACCAAGAGCGGCTACCAGACCGTAACGACGAGCGTATGTGAAAGCCGATCCCATGCCCTGAGGGTCAGCCTTAACAACCGGAAGAACCGCCAGGTAAGATATGAACTGTCCGGATACGTGCCGAATCGTCGTTATAACTCGAATCTCTTTGCTGTTGCTCTCTTCTGTCATCGACTGCTCGATCATGAGCATCTCACTCTCAAGCGGTGGTGTTACGGTGTCAAGAACACTATCCAGGGTTGCGTATTTACCCTTGCCAGCACCGCCGTTAACCTTATCTTTCAGAACCTTAACGAACTTCTGACGCGCTCGGAAGATTGCCGGAAATAATTCATTGGTCGCATTTGATTGCATTTTCATAGTATTACCTTTTCGTTTGTTTTAGGTGGCAGTATATCACCACCACCAAATAAAAGCCATTAACTATCTTGAGCAAATAGTTCCTTGAACTGGTATTTAACGAACTCCGGAGTCGGTAGTTCTACCTCGTCGGCGTTGTTCTCGTAGCTAGGCCAAACGTCATGTTTCTGACACTCTGCAAACAGGTGAATAACGCTCGTATACTGCTGACGCCCGATCGTCAGTTGATTCTGGTTCATAGTGAAACCAAGCGGCAAGAATGGCATTTTCTTTTCCTGAGCCAGGAATCGAATAACGATAGGTCGAGTCTCGTTAAATGCAGCCTTAAACAGATCTCTCTGTAGTGCCATTTTGAGGTAATAGCCAAGATTGAACGCGTGACGCGCAAACTCTGACGGCTTGACACTCTGAGTGGTCTTGTAGTCGGTGATGACGACAATCTCAGGATGAACCTCAGGATCGTAACCGTATCGCCTGATGATATCCGGATCTGTAACCGTGTCAACGTGGTCGAGTCGAACCTTAACCTTGACGCCGAAGATGGTTCCGAAAATTGACAACTCACGCAGTGCCGTTTTGCTGTTAATCGTCGCGGCGTGGCGTGGGATATTCAAAAGAGTTTGGCGCATGTACTTGCAAGCGTCATAATCCTCGGCCTTGATTAGCTCCTTTCCCTCATATTTCGCATTCCATTCTGCGATCATCTCCTCAAGCCAGAGGACATTGACATCAATCTCATTTTTCGCAGCAAGAACGAGCAACTCAGGATAACCCTTACCGCTAGTACCAATCAGTCCGCAAGCTTTCAGTTTTGACGCCAGCGCGGCTTGGCTTGTGATGCAATCTTTCAACTCGCCAGCCATAACACCACGAGCGTAAAGGCTTTCGAACTTCTCAACCTCAAGCATCATCGTGTGTGACTGAGTACCGAAAGCGAGAGCCTTTGTCTCCTCTCGCTCTTTGTATTTCCAGCTTGCCGGAGATTTCTCGTGAATCTCTGCCAGTGATGATCCTGAAACGTACTCAGACGTCCACCCCTCGGCGGCGTGATATTCATCGTTTGTCATTTCCTCGTTTAGGAAATACTGAAAGCGTGGTTGTTCCATATCTGACTCCTGTTTGTTTGCATGTCGTGGAGTATACCCGATCCGATTCGTGACGTTTAGCAAAAAGTGCTTATTTTTACTCAACGGAGGATTGCGGAAATTTACGGAGGATTCAAAAACGGCCTCTAAGCCTTGGTATCACTGGCCTGAGATGCAATCTACGCCGGAAAATGTCGATTTCTACGCTCTATAGATACCAAAAACGCCAAAAACAGGCAGAAAAAAAGAACGCATAACCCAATAATCAACATAATCCTCCGTAAATAAATAATACATACTACTTATATATGATGATTATCTATATATATTAGATACTTACGTATATCTAAAGGTTGAAAATAGCTCATTTTTTGAGCGATATTTGCGGAGGATTGATCCGGCGTAAATTCCGCAGAATCCGTAAGTCACTGTTTTTACTGGTTGCGTTTGCGGAGGATTTTTCACGATTTCCGGCGTAAATCCGGCTTGTTTAAGTTTGTTAAATCTTTTTGCGGAGGATTGCGGAGGATCGCGGAGGGTTTGCGGAGGATTTTTCCGGCGTAAAAAAACCCGCCGAAGCGGGTTAGTTTTGACGGTTGATTAGAACGAGTGGATCGTAAAGCGCCCTCTTGCAACCAGACTTGAATCCTGAACGGTCATCATTTGGGATGATAACCTTTAGGCTCCTGTCGTCAGCCATATAGAGAGAATCCAGATCATTTGATGGACACGCCACCCTCAACTCTCGATCTCCAGTGTATCGATACGCTACGATCTCAAGGTTGCTCGGCTCAATGCAAGCCCAGCACTCTTGACCAGTTGCGGCATTAACCCTTACAGCGTCAAACCAACTATTTACCAGGTAGATAGCCTTGTCGGTGTTGCCAACCTTAATCACCGCCCCGCGAGTGTAATCACGAGCGTAGAATTGTTCAGATCCCAACTCATCAATAATCAGAAGATTGCAAAACTCATCGTCGAGTTCATTACCCTGCACGAGTTGCATAGGCAATACGTGAAAAACGCTCTCAGCGCCACTCTCAAGCGTTTTAACGCCAACATCGAATGATTCACCAATCAACCCCTCAAACATCGTCAGTGGAGTGCTATCGCGCTTCTCGGTGCGATCTAAAATGGCCTGGCATTTGTCGTGCTCAGCCGTGGCTCCAAAGGTGTAGCCTGGGTCTTTTGCGGCTCGCTTGTTCTGCTTGATCACGTACTCTTGCGGAACCTTGCCGAGGAATCTACCCAGGATGTTAATGCACTCGCTGTAAGGCTCGCCTGACAACTTCATCAACCAACCGATCCCCTTGTCAGCTCCGCAGTTGTTACAGTACGCCCAGCCGTCACCGACCTTGTTGTCTTTTTTATTTGTCCAGCGAAATCTATCCTTTCCTCCGCAGTGAGGGCAATCCTGGTGCTTTCCGTTGAAGTATTTAGAGTTCAGGCCGCAAATGCTTTGTAGCGCGTCTTGCCACATGTTAGCCATGTAAGGAATTACATCCTCCTCCTGGTACATCATCATTTTTCGTTACTCCATAAATAGAAACGGGCGCGATCATAATAACCGCGCCCGTATGGGATTGCTTAGCTTTTTGTGCTTATTTCACTACCCGCAACATTTCTCTCCGGTCGCATCTGGTGGTGAGTGCCTTTCCGTTTGAGTCGAATCGCAGATCAGGACGGCAGTAAGACGCCCGAAAGCCCTGGCATTTGTTGCGAACATAATCGCGATGGATAGCCATAGCGCCGGACACTGAAATCATACCACGCTTGCGCCACTCGTAAAGCGTTGCGTGTGAGATCTTTATTGCCTTGACAAGCGCGGCGGGTGAGCCGTAATATTCAATCACTTTATCGAGGCGATGGGCTAATCCGGCCTTTACCTCATCTTTAAGAACGTAATAGCCAGTTGGTTTCTTGCGTTCTTTCTTATCAGCGCCGCGTGATGTTCCGTTGTTACCGTTGAGTGAGCGCTTGTCTACCGCGCCGGATTTGGTCAGTTTCGTCATAATATTTTCCTCAATAGCACTTTTTGTTAAACCAGTTGTCTTGTTGAGTGTTATTATATCGGAATATTACTGCAAACGTAAGAGATAAATACGCTATGACCATGAGCATTCAGAAACAAATTGCCGCGTTAGATCCGGCTTACATTTCAAGGATTAAAGAGCGATTCACGTTTGGTGATCTCGTCCCGTATGACTACCAGGTCGTGATGTATAGCGAAACAGCAAAGCGGATCGCAAACTATGAACATCCGTTCTACATCAAAGCCTCTGTGTCTGCTGGTAAAACGGTTGGGTTCGCAATGGTTGCGGCTCAATGCCAGGTTATGAATCTGCCTATGTTAATCCTTGCTCGACAGGCTGAAATTGTTCAGCAGGATAGCGAGGAGCTTTCAAATTTCGGCGTAAAGAACTCCGTTTATTGCGCCGGATTAAACACCAAGTCTGCATACTTCCCGATCGTTGTAGGATCGGAGGGGTCAGTTGCAAACGGCTTGGACAAGGCTCTTTCAGACTTCTACCCTATGGTTTTGGGTATTGATGAATGTCACCAGGTGGATTGGGAGGACTTGGCTGAGGCTATCGAAAACGACGAGTCAAAAGAGTTAATGACTCGCGCCAAGGATAAGCCGTATCGCGTCAACGAGTCTATCGTTGCAGAGGATTACAAGCCTCATGACTTTGACGTCGTTGAGTACGGTACAGGCCGAGCGCAATACACGATTATCATTATGGAAATGATGCGCCGTTGCCGTGAGCGGTACGGGCGAGAGCTTCGAGTGTTTGGGATGACGGGATCTGAGTTTCGCGGAGTTGTTCCAATCCTGGTTGAAGATAAGAAACATCGCGGTTACTGGCGTGAGCAAGTGACTGACATTAACACCTCTTACCTTGTCGAATTCGGCTCTGTTGTCCCGACAATCTTTGGCGGAACGGACGGGTTGAAATATGACCTTGATGAGTTCAAAGCGTCCGGTCAGGATGGCGTTGCCGATTTCGGCTCAAAAGAAATGAAAGCGATGGAGAAGAAAATTCATGAGTCTGCCAGCCTCACAAAGCAGATCATGACAAAGGTTGCAGCAATGGCGGAGACGAGAAACGCCGTTTTGATTACGTGCGCTGGACAACGCCACTGCAAAGAGGCGGCGGAGGCTTTGCCACCAGGAAGCACTTACGCGATCATTACGGAAAAGACCGTCGCCAAAAAGCGACAGCAGATATTGGATGACGTGAGGGCGGGTAAAATAAAATACACGTTCCAGGTCATGGCCTTGACGACAGGTGTTAACGTTCCTAACTGGGATTTCTCCGTACTGTTGCGTAAGATCGGGAGCTTAACCTTGTTGATTCAGTTGCTGGGTCGTGGGATGCGATTGCTCAAAAAGCAACAAATTGAAATGGGTATGGTGAAAGAGGATCACCTTGTTTGGGACTTTGCCGGAACGATGGACGAACTCGGACAGCTTTACTTTGATCCTATTCTTGAAAGCTACCAGTTCCAGCGCAAGGGCGACAGAATCAAAGACCAGGAGAAGTGTCCAATTTGCGGAACGATGAACAGCGGATTTGCTCGTCGATGCATGCACCGTGACGAAAACGGAAACCGTTGTGAGTATTTCTGGAAGTCTCAGATATGCTCTGACATCGTTGATAAGCGAACGAAAGAGATCATCAAGAAGGGTTGCGGAACAGAGAACGATGTTGTCGCTCGCATATGCAGATGCTGTGATGCCTCGCTTGTCGATCCTAACGAGAAACTATCCGGCAAGATGTACACGAAAAACGATTGGTGTGACGTGCTTGACTTCAAGGTTGGTATGACCAAATCACAAACGGGAATACTGTATCACTACAGGTTGCGTGACGCCGTGGGGGTTGAGTTTAACGCGGTGGAGAAGTTCTTCCCTGAGAGCGACAACAAGATCTGTAAAACGCTCTGGCGCTCGAAAGGAGTTACGCCTCACGTAGTCGGAAAGGATAACCGGAACTTGCTCGGCCTGACCAAAAACGCGGTCAAGATCATGAGCATGAGTCATTTGATTTTAGCCCCTCATCGCGTTACGCACCGCAAGAACGGGAAAGGTGAGGACATCATTAGCCGTAAAGATTTTGGAGGCGAACTTGATCACTGATAAAGGCGATTACCTGGAATACTATGAACGAGATCCGACAGACACCAGAAAGGAGGAGGCGCACCAGAACGATAGCGCCGCCTGGGTGACTTATCATTACCCTGAGATCATATTCTGGCACACGGTCAACGAGGGCAAGAAAACCATCACTCAAGCAGATCGCGACCAGCGAGCCGGATTATTGAAAGGGGTGAGCGATAACGTATTCCTGAACGGTGTTTGTTACAAGTTCCCGTTTGGCGCTATCGAACTCAAGCGGGTGAACAAAAGCGGCAAGGGAGCCGCCTCACCTGTCAGCAAAGACCAGAAAGAGTATCTCAAGCGCGTTCGTGCTGCTGGCGGTTTCGCTGCCGTGGCTTACGGGTTCGAACAGTTCAAGCTTGCTTTCCTGGACATGATAGGAAAACAGCACGAATAGCTAAAACAGCCGGAATGGAATCCGGTATTATCATCTCATCGAAACCAAACAGAGAAACCAAAATGAAAAAGTACACCGTTATCTTAAACACTGATTATGGTTTTTATACTTACCGCGTTGAGGCTGATTCTCGTGCAGTTGCCGAGATGAAAGCGGAAAACAATTTCAAAACGTCATATGCAAACGAGAGCGGCGCTAGCGCGGTTTCAGTTGTTGCAGTATTTGACGGTCACATTCAACAGTCACGGAGCTAAGAGATGAAAGACATCGCAGACAAAGACACTCACGACGCATTCGTGACTTTCGAACAGCTTGAGCGAGAGAACTTCATTACCAATGCGCTTGTCACTGGCGGTCACTACCAGGCAGTCAAGCCGGACACCTTCTACCAAGTGACGGGAAACCGATACGCGGGAAGCAAGACGCCTGATATCGTTCGTGACCTTTGGGCTACAGATCCGGAAGTGATTGCCTTCATGGAGGCTCGTTTCGGAAAGTATGATCTTGACGCGGCGGCTAGCGAAAGCAACGCGGTTTGTGAAAAGTTCTATGACGAAAAAACAGACTGCTTGAAACGCTGGTGGGGTAAGAATAAACACGTTTGGCTTAACCCGCCTTACTCGCACCCTGACGTTTTCGTCAAGAAAGCGATTGAGCAGATGGAGCACGGAAACCAGATTGACATGCTCTTGCCTGGCGATAACTCAACCGCATGGTTTGCCGAGGCTCGCCGCAACGCTGCGGAAATTATCTGGATTGAGGGCGATATTGAGATTGTCGACGGGGTTGAGTACGCCCGAACCGGACGACTCTCTTTCATCTCAGCTTTAACCGGAAAGCCAGTTGACGGCAACAATAAAGGCTCGGTAATTTTCATCATGCGCGAGCTTAAAGAAGGTGAGAAACAGAAAACTCACTACATCCCTATAACTGAAATTTGCCCAGGCGTAAGCCGCAAGCGTGCCAAGAAACGGAGCGTAAAATAATGAACGTCAACAACAATCTTTCAACTTCTGATAAATGGGCTGTTTATCGCGCTCTGGTTGTGTTGGCTCTGGTTGAGGCCGGATATAACAAAGATCACTTTGAGCTTGCCGATTCTCTTGATATGTCATTTGAGGAGATCGAGAACCTACCATATGATGAGTGGCATCAATACATCATGAAAGACCTGCAAGAGATGATCGCAGATTGTCCGGAGGATTTCAGCTAATGGAAATACGCGAGGGTCGAGCGGCGGTATGGGAGCACGCAAAGGAATGCGGGATTGATGAGGATATAGCACGAATTGCTAAACATTTCGACATCAAAGAGATTAACATTTTTACTCCTGGCGACGGCGGCAAGCTTACATATTTGAACGAGCGCCCTCGCAAATTCCACAAGATAGCGGTTGCAGCGAAACCAGAAAAAACGCTTGACCAATATCTCAAAGAGGCACGAGGCAAGAAATGAATTTACCAGGCTTGAATTTCGACGAGAGCAAATACCCGATAACATGGAAAGGGAGTCTAAAGTTCCGTGAGATCCCTTTCTCTGACTGGTTGCCGCCAGATCATGTTGACGTGATTTGTCATGCAAAATCATTCTCAACGATTGCGTATTACTCGCCAGGGTCAGGCCTTATGGTTCCGAGCGAGTCAAACCGCATCGAAACAAGAGCGTTCGAACCTGGTGAGCTTGTTTACTGGTTGAAAGAGGTCAAGTAATGCGATACGCTTTGATCCCATTGGCGACACTAATTGCGGTTGTCGCCGCCTTTCAAACCATTATGATTTACAACTAAGGATTTCCCAATGCAACAGAAAATTACAGACGAGCAGTTAATAGCCGAGCGCGAGAGCGGCAAGACACAGCGACAGATTGCCGAGGAATACGGAATGCACATCCGAACCATCGAGCAACGTTGCGGTCGCCTGGCTAAAAAGGGTCACGGTCACGGTAACTCTCACGTATCGAAACACGTTCCGGAAGGGTTTGCGGTAAAGGGAACCTCAACCATGATCCGAGCTAACGGTGATGAGGTCATTCGTTGGGTAAAAACTGATCAGGATAAGGAAAAACTCGCCGCTATGATGGACGCTGCAATCGAGGCTTTCTGTGAGGAAATCCCACGCGCCGCGCCTACTCCATACAACGCAAACGAGGAAGTTTACAAGAGCGATCAGCTTGCACTTTATCCGGTATTCGACCTACACATTGGCGCAATGGCGCATAAGCATGAATGCGGTGAGAACTACTCAACCGATATCTCCGAGAAAGTTCTCCGCGATTTCTTTGAATACGCTGTTGATGTTGCGCCTGACGCACAAAAAGCCGTTCTGTTAATCGGCGGTGATTTCCTTCACTCTGACGGCCTTGACGCGGTAACACCTGCAAGCGGTCACGTTCTGGATCAGGATAGCCGCTACGCTAAACTTGTTCATGTTGCTATCCGATCCGTTCGACGCGCCGTTGCAATGATGCTGAACAAACACCGTGACGTTGAGATTCAGATCATTGAGGGGAACCATGATCAGGCTGGCATGATCTGGTTGCGTGCTGCAATGGCGGCATATTTTGAAGATGAGCCGCGCGTTACTGTTGACGTGTCACCGATGATTCTACATCGCACCAAGTGGGGAAAAACGCTGCTGGGTTACACTCACGGTCACACGATGAAAAAGGCTGAAACTCGCCTGGCTGCAATGGCTACAGATTTCCGCGAGGAGTTCGGCACTAGCCGATACATTTACACCCACTCCGGACACTGGCATCATCAGACCATCACGGAGGGTACGCTCGGTATTGACGAGGTTCACGGTCAACTCGGCGCGAAAGATGCTTATGCGGCTCGCGGTGGCTGGCGCTCATACCGTCAAGCGGCTGTCATTGTTTACTCAAAAGAGTTTGGCGAAATCGGGCGTTTCGTGTATCGTCCCGAAATGAGCCAGTAAATCAACCATCAGGGGCGTTAAACGCCCCTAACCTTAAAGGATGCACTCATGATTTTTGAACCTCTCTACCAGGCTCCGAGAGTCGTTATTTTTGATTACGACGGGACATTATCCGATGGAACTCATCGGCTCCACTTGCTACCGATAAAGGATCAGCATTTAACTGAAACCTGGATTCCGTTCAATGCCGCTTGCGTTGATGACACTCCGATTCAGGACACTATTGACGTCATGAATGCAATGTATGACGCAGGTTTCTACGTGATTATCCTGACTGGTCGAAGTGATCACGTTTACGATGAATCAGTGAAGTGGCTGAAAGATAACGGGGCGCGATACCATCACATTGAGATGCGCAAGCAGACAGACAACCGGAAAGACACGGTCATCAAAGAGGAGTATCTGCGAAGCATCGGTCTTGAAAACATCGTTGCGGCCTGGGATGATAGCCCAAACGTTATTGAGCATTTCCGTATGCTTGGCTTGACCGTTTACCAAGTGTGTGACTATGGCGACAAGCTACACACTCGCACTGACCTTAAATCTAACGGAGTAGAAAAATTATGATCATCATTTTGAACGCACCAGCCGGAGCCGGAAAAGACACCATTCAGCAATCAATTGCCAATATCCACGAAGTTTCACAGTTGAGCTTCAAAAAACCCATGTTCGCAATGGCAAAGGCGATGCTTGGTGATTTGGGTTATGCTGAGTTCATGGAAGCATACGACAACCGAGATCGAAAAGAGAAATCGATGGATTTGCTTCACGGATTAAGCCCTCGCGAGTTCATGATCTGGTTGAGCGAGAGCGTAATCAAGCCTCACTTTGGCGATCAGCATTTCGGCAACCTGCTTTATGACGATTACATTCTTCACCAGAATGACGGCTACCAGGTCGGGGTTGTGAGCGACGGCGGATTTGAGAGCGAGACTATCGCTCTGATCAATACAGGCGTTCCGGTTCGACTTTTCCGTCTACACCGAGAAGGCTACTCTTTCGCCGGAGACTCACGCGATTACGTCCGGTTGCCTGATTACGTTGAATGCTCTGCATTTGATTACCAGGAGTTTGACGTTCAGTTGACAGAAGGTTTGCCAGTTGTGGCGGCGCTGGATATCCTTTCGATGGTTGGATTGAAATAGCACGAATTGCTAAAACACGCGCAACGGAATGCGCTATTATCTTTTCAACGAAACGAAACACTCAAACAGGAGCAACACCATGAAAAACGCAATCAACTATATCCTTTCTACTGCTGGCGGCGTCCTTGTTGTTGGCTTTATGATTTGGGTTATCACTCTGGCATCTAACTTTAACGGGTTCTAAAATGACAAAATCAATCGCTGTAAAATGTATTCGCAACGACTCCAAAACTCTGCCTTTCGCAGTGAACGGAGTTTATAACGCCGAGGATATCGGAGGGCAATACAAGATCAGCTACATGACAGGCGCTTACACTTCTGACTTTATCCACGCGCCGCTAAACGGTCACTACCTTGAATTTATTCCGGTAGACATTAAGCAGTAAATTCAATACTTTCCAATACGGGAGCCTTTAGGCTCCCTTTTCGCGTTGTTTCTTTTTCAATCCGCCTCGGTTATTATTGTGTCAAAT